AGAAGCACATGAGCTTGCTTGCTATTGGTCAATCTATTCTGCATTTGCAGCTCAGCAGGAGTACGGCAGCAACATCGCTGATATCGCTAAAGAAGCAGCTTTCGCAGAGCTCACAGCTGAGATCAATACACAAGGATTTGCAGAGCTCCTCAAAGCAGCTCAGTTCAAGCCACAGTTCAACTGGGATGCATCTCCAGTACTTACAGGTTCTGTAGTACCTTCAGATTATCTCAACATGTTCAAGCTTAAGCTGAATCAGGCAGCTTCATCTATCTATCAGGCAACAAGACTTGCTCAGGCAAACAGACTTGTAGTTGGTACAAACGTAGCTTCTTACATCAGCATGATCAACGGATTTGTAGCAGATACTGCTACAGATAACGTAGGTCCTTACAGACTCGGAAAGCTTGACAACTTCGAGATCTATTGCGATCCTAACTACAACCCAGATACATGGGTAATGGCTTGTAAGTCTCAGGATATCAGAAGAAACTCAGCTCTGTTCGGAGAATATATGCCGTTAACCAATACAGATGCAATTGGTCTTGCAAATGCTTCTGTACAGCAGGGTTACGCAACAATGTACGGCATGAAAGTCATCAACCCAGACACCGTAGTTTCTGGAAAGATCCTCGGCGTATTCTAATATCGCCTAGATAAATTTGACGAAAGAAATCTCACCCTCTCGTCTATCATATGAATAAATAACGCCTGCAATAATTTGCAGGCGTTATTTTTTTTATGACATTATTAAATATGTTTAAAGCACTATTACTTTTTCTACAACTGTATTGAAATGCGAAGTTGACTGCAAAGTTTCTGCAATATGATCTGTATATCGTGACGTATTATCTACTACAAATACATATCGTCTACATTTGTATTTATTTAAAATCAGCTCAATCCAATCATCACAAGATTTAAATTCTTGTTCATCATTATAGATTTCTTTGTTATTATATGGTGGACAGGTAAGTAAGCATTCGTATTCTGTATCTATATCTTGTAAGATATCAACATTTGTTATTGAGCAGTTGATTAGATTTAAATAATCAATTATCTGATTTGACTCTTTTACAGCCGTATTATTTAAATCTTGTCCAATATATTGTTTACCTACCGATGCTACACCGAGCAACCTACCTGAATATCCTGAAAATGGGTCAAATACGCAACTATATGAATCTAAATATTTCGTTGTCAAATATCTAGCAAGAACTGGATTGAATATTGAAATTTTTGGGCATATTTTACTGATGTTGAAACCTCTCATTATTTTAAAAGGGTTGACATTATTTTTATATATGAGTCGGTTTTTGATTACTTGTTTTAGTTTATTATCATCATACCAAGCTTCAACCGGTGACAGATTATTGCCTACGTGCGCATCATATATAGAACGATGGAATTGGTCAATAATAGATGAACCTAACCTTGATTTTGGATTATAAGTTGTAACATCACATTGGCATAAGTGTTTATAATCTTTCTGCATCCTATTGTCCGGGTATCGCGGATATGGAAAATCGATACTTCTACACCAGTTGAACAAATATGAATCATAGCTGAATATGTTAGAATCTATCTGCTCTAATATATTAACTAATTCTTTAACTTGTGCCTCTTCAGAGCCTTCTACAAGCAAGAAAAACATATGATCCTCAGGAACTAAACTTATTCTTATATCATCATAATAATCATTTACACGACCTCCGTCAGGGTCATTTAAATAACTATGATAATATAAACCATCTGCATCTATAAGTATCTTATATTTTGGTAGATAGAAGTCAAATTCATGTGAAACATCATTATTGCTAATGAAACGATGATGCTCAAATTCAATGTCATAGTTAATGAATAAATCTATTATCTTTATTTCTAACTTTGAATTTCTTGCACTAGCGGTGGCTTTTCGCTTAAATTCAAAATACTGGGATGGATTTTCTACTCCATATAACTCCTTCATTCGCTGCTTTACTTTAGATTTGCCGTATTCTGATGAAAACACATTATCAGAACCGTATCGACTTTGAGTAGTAGCTATGCGTTTATTGATAACTTCTTCAGATTTCAGATGATGATCTACTCCATATTTTTCTAGATCTGTTACTTTAACACGTTCTTTATATTCATCCGTCTGTGTATACCAATCTGTATTAAACCTCATGTTATTTGTAGCTTTGATTTTATCTACAGTACCCAGAATTTTCATAGGATTATCTACACCATATTTGTCAAGCAGTGTTTGTTTCAACTTTTGAGTTTCTGCAGGAATATCACGGTGTTGCAATGCATATATGTATCTACAATTGTCTGAACAAGTTTTGACGTAAGGATCTCGCCGAACATCAATCTCAAATTGTGCGCCACATATAACACATTTCTGATAATGTATATTTTTACAATATGCATCTCTAACTGACTCGGGATGAAATTCTTCGCCACACCATTTACAGATTTTAATCAATTTAGCTGCAGAAGCTTTCCGTCTAGTTTTAATATACTCCGCTTGGCAGTTTGCAGAACATGTAGCTTTAACACTACTATTACATATAGCTTCAAACTCTTTCCCGCAATTCTTACATTTAAACACACGAAGTTCACCGCAGTAAAATTGCTTTCTAGCATGCGGTTTAAACTCGTTATTACAACCTTTACATATTCGTTTTATATTTTCTGAGATATGCTGTGGCAATGTAACATACCTCCTTTCAATATCTATAACGATTTTAGGTAATTCTATTGACATCAATATCGTTATAATATATAATATAGATACATCGTTACATAGAGGAGGTGAGCTAATGAAAGAAAAACGATGTAGAATATGCGGTGAATTATTTGTACCTAAATCATCCCGTCAATTAGATTGTGGTAAGCTCATTATAAGAACTTGTACTGTATGCGGTTCACAATTTGAAGCTAAATGTTCTAAAAATGATACAAGACAAGCTTGTAGTACAGAATGCACAAACAAATTGAGTGCAATCAATCGATATGCTAGTGTGATAAAATATTGTGAAATATGCGGAGAACCATTTCAACCTAAATCTAATACGCAACGATTTTGCAAATCTATACACGAAATCCCTTGTAAGATATGTGGAAAATTATTTACTACAGATCTTAGTATAGTTGAGCATGCAGTTACTTGTTCTAAGGAGTGTATGCTTAAACTAAGATTTCAAAATGGTAACCCTTTTCAAGATCCGGAGAAACGTAAAGCAGCACTCATGAAATATAAAGAACGAACAGGATATGACCATCCTATGCAAAATCCTGAAGTTGTTGCAAAAATGCAAGCTACAATGCTAGAACGATATGATGATACATCATTTACACGTACCGCAGAATATATCGAAAAAACTATAGATACTAATGTAAAGAAATATGGTGCAGCGTGGCCTATGCAGAATCCAGAGATTCAGAAAAAGCAACAAGCTACACTGTTTGAACATTATCATGTATTGAATCCATTTCAATCTCAAGAAATAATTGAGCAGTATAAGAAAAGCTATCTACAGAAAACTGGATATGCACATCCTGCAAATAATCCCGAAGTTGTAGCTAAACGGCGTAAAACAAACTTATCTGTGTATAATGTAGAAGAGGCCATTGCATCTGATATCGTAAGATTTAAATCTAAGCAAACTATACAAAAACGCTTCAATGTAGACAATGCTATGCAATCACCTGAAGTACAAGCTAAGTCAGCCGAAACTTGTATGCAGCGATATGGTGCTACAACTTATTTAGGTTCTGAAGTTGGTAAGCAGCATGCGCATGAACGATTCAAAGCTAAGTTTGGTGTAGATAAATACTCACAATTAAAAGCTTGGAAGCAAAACCAAATATCTGATCCAGCTAAAGTAGACGAGTGGCTGAGATTCTTAGATGACCCTAAAACTTATTTAACATCATTTTCACACGTTCCTGCATACCACGAACTCGAAGAAGCATTAGGTGTAAATTCTACTACAATATCATATTGGGTGAATGTATTAGGTCTGCAAGATTACATAAAGTTTACGTTGTCTACAGGTGAAGATGATATTGTAAGTATACTAAAACAAATTAATCCAACTATTGAAATCAAACGGCATGATAGAACTATTCTCCATAATAAAGAGCTAGATATAGTTCTACCCAAATACAACGTAGCAATCGAGTTTAATCCTACAGTAACACATAATTCATCTTTAAGAGATCCTTGGGGTTCAGAGCCAAAATATCCTAGATATCATTATGATAAATCAGTTGAATGTAAAGATAAAGGAATATTTCTATTCCATATATTCGGTTATGAGTGGACTCATCGACAAAATATAATAATATCAATGCTTAAGAATCTCATACATGATTCTAGCCATACTATATATGCTCGAAAATGCAAGGTTCAAGAAGTATCATCTTCTGATGCTAGAAAATTTTTACAAATTAATCACAGACAGGGTGCTGCAGGTGCTTCTATAAGATTAGGGCTGTATTATGAAAATGAGTTAGTTTCATTGATGACCTTTGGTAAGATGCGAAATACTATCGGTACCGATGATTCAGATTTATCAAATTGTTATGAATTAGTTAGATTTTGTTCACAATTAGATACTTCGGTAGTCGGTGGTGCAAGCAAGTTATTTAAATATTTCATCAAACATTATTCACCCACTCAAATTCGTTCGTTTTCGGATAGAGCGCATACAAAGGGTACTCTTTATGAAACATTAGGATTTAGAGAAATACGAAGATCGGATCCTAATTATGTATGGGTAGATACAATGACAGATATTGCATATCACAGAATCAATGCTCAGAAACGAAATCTTAAGAGATTCCTTCATGACGACACAATTGATTTAAACAAGACAGAAGTACAGATAATGGTTGAGCATGGATTTGTACAAGTATTTGATTCTGGTACTATTACATGGGAGTGGGCCTCTAGATCCTAAAATCGTTATAGCAGATATAAGAAATTAGGAGGTGTAGGTTATGGATGATGGAACTGCAAAAATTATCATAACAACGGAAACATATCGAGAGTATCACGAAGATTATAGACAAGGCGGTTGGGTAAATAGTACAAAGACAGTTTACAAGTGTAGCCGTTGCAAGAAGTATTTGAATAGTAGCAGCCCTAAGTTTTGCGAACATTGCGGCCGCAGATTTAGAGGAAAAGAAGATAGGAGATGATAATATGATTCGAGTGTATGTAGCCGATTGTAAGTGCTTAATAACATTTCGGTTAGCAAACGTAACTGGATCTAATATCATATTTGAAGCCGAGCTTGAATCTAAACGCTGGTTCAAATACAGCTGTGATAGTCATGAAGACGCTATTAACAAGCTCAAACAAATAACTATAGATGGATATTTCTTTGCCGAACATTTAGAGTTTTTTGCTGCAGAAGAAATAGAGTAATTAATGGTTTAGTTGATGACGAAAATCGCTATATTGTGTTCATAAATAGATTGTAAGGAGATTATATGAAATTCTACACAGAAACAAATATAGAAGATATGTTAGAGGGCTGCAAAACTTTAGATGCATTCAAAGCAAAGTTAATTGCTGATGATAACAACAATTTAGAATCTGATGTGCTAGATGTGATGGAAGGTGAAGTTATCGTAGTTTCATTTCCTAGCGATCGTACAGAAGATGCAATCCAATTAACAAAACTTCTTCAGAACACTTATCAGAATAATCCAGTTATCGGTGTTATTAATGATATTGATGTAATGATTGAGCAAGCCGATGAAGCACTTGAAATGCTAGATGGCATGAAAGCTAAGATTTCAATCTTAAAAGATACTCCAAGTAACAAAATAATCATTTAGTGATGAGAACCTTTTATAATGGCGAAAGCTATTCATAGGAGGTTTTTTTTTCTATGGCATCAGCAAAAGAATTACATAATACTATAAGACCTCAAGGCCCTAAAGATATTACAGACTATTATACTGACGGATCTTTATGGGATAGATTATATGGCATAAATGGATATGGTTTATATCAAGACCTATATGCAGGTGATTATTTCAAAATGCATGTTAATGGTGATTACGGTCATATAACTGCACCAAATTCCGACATCACCGGATCTAGTTACATAACTATTATCGGAATTGATTGGTTATCTCGTGTATCTAAATCACATCATATAGTGTGTGTGCCAGGTAAAGGATATAATGATTCATTCCATTTCGGTAGATATAAGATGCGATTAGACGAAACTGAATCTACTCAAGGATACGCTGGAAGCTATATACATAATGAATTATTAGGTCCTGTAGCTACATCTACTACAACTGGCACGGATTTAACCATAAATCAGCAACTGTATAATGAATTCACTACACATCTTATTACACGTAATGAAGAGTTAACAAACAAAGTAAATCCAACCGGATATAACAGATTAGGACTATACACAGGTTGTTCATCTTCTATGACACAATATAGCAGTGATGCATCTGAAGATGATAGTGTACCCTGCCAAGCTGTAATTCTTAGTGAGTATGAAGTGTATGGTAAAACCATATGGGCTAGTTCTAAATATGATGTTGGAGGACGACCTACAAGGTTCCCTGCATTCAAAGATATTAGAATCATAACAAATGGTAAAAATCCTTGGTGGTTGCGTGATATTGTATCTACAAAATATTTCCCATTTGTATACAGCTGCAATATGTCATATTATGAGAATGCAGAAGGTATTTGGGGCTGTATAAGACCGAGGTTCATATTAGGTTAAAGTGCTAAAAATCTTTAACCTTTAATATAGATGTAAGATAGATAGAGGGTGAGATCTATATCTATTATTAACATGGAGGTAAAAAACATGGCTAGTGTTTCTGTTACAATTATCTACACAGGCACAATTGTAGATGATGTTAGAGAAGGCGCTCAGATCCCTCGTTATTTTGCTCCTCAGAATTCATATGTTGATACTCCGGTATTCACAGATGGTTATGAGAATGCAGATGCCGTTGGTGATAAGGGCACATATGGAAAGTCAATTTATGCTACAAACGTAGATGGTTGGGGCAAGCTTGCTGGACTTCTTCCAATGGCTTCAACAACTACTAAGTTTGCGCAGTATGAAAGAGCAGTTCTTGCAGCAGCTGAAGCTGCAGCAGCAGGCGAAGAGAATGAAGGTATCACATTTGATATCGAGGGCTACGAGGATGAGATCTATTGGAATCAGATCGCAGCTAATATGGCCGATTATTTCTACACCAAAGTTGGTGATAAGGAATATGGCGAGAAGCCTGCAGAATCGGAGGGTGACTGACTTAACTATAACAGTCAGCGCCATTCCTAGCGGTGTAGATCTTTTCGGAAAAGATGCAACAGATCTCCAAGAGAACATTGCAATCTCAGATGACAAGATTACAGGAACTCTTAAATACGTCACAGACTATACAGGATTCTCTAGCAATCCTGCAGAGCAGCAAGGTAATTATCTTGCAATTCATGCAGAAGCTAATGATGAAGCTGCCACTGTAAAAGTAGGAATCACTAAGATGACTACACTTGATGAGGATGGTAACATTGTACTCATTGTAAAGGGAACCAGTACTCCTGTAACAATCACCGCAGAAGCTGAAGGTAAAGATACAGTTACAACGACATTAAGTCTTGAAGATATTGTACTTACACCAGAAGCTTAATTGTATGAATTCATAAGAAGGAGGGCCTGCAAATGAGAATGGAAGAGATCGTTGATCAAATTAGTTTCATGTTAGGCCTTCCTGCTAATGATAATACCGAAGGATTGCAGATTGAGCAAGCTGTTTTAATCGCTTTTAGAGAACTTAAACGATATATGAAAACACCTGTTGAGAAAACAGTGCCATTCAGTACTCGTATAGATCTAAAAGCAGTTGGTATAGTTACCTCAAATGTATTATATGTTCAAGCAGCAATTCCTCGTATAGGCTTAACAATGAGCTCAATTGATAGCGGTAATGTATTTCAAGTTGCAGCTGCTGTCAATGCTTATAGCCAGATTGGTAATACAAGTTCAATCAACATTGATCCAATAGTTACCGAAATGGCAATGGCACAAGTTAGAAACACATTAGGAACTGATTTCCAGTGGAGATATGATTCTAATAATCAAGTTATCTATTGTGCTCACAGAGATCCTAGACCGTCTGTAGTTACTATCAGATATATTCCTGATTATCAAGATGTATCTGAAATTAAACAAGAAGTTTGGATCAATTATCTTATTCGAATGAGTGAAGCTAATATGAAAAAAGCTTTAGGGCGAACTCGTTCTAAATATAAAGTAGAGGGTTCTAACGTATCTTTAGATGGTGATACGCTTTTAGCTGAAGCTAATGCAGAACTTGAAGCTATCCGTGCAGAACTTGAAGAACGTAAGAACAAATTGGTAGTTCTAAACTAGCAAAATAATATATTATTTTATAAAAGTAAAGGAGATACGCGTATGTTTATTTCAAAGAACAATAAACGTAGAATCGTTGCTGAAGATGAAGTTATGGTAGCTCCAGAGGCTACAGAGCTTCTTTTCGAGTCAGAAGACGTTGCAGAGCTTGTAGCAGAAGTTACAGGACAGCCTGTGGAGGTTACAGCTGAAGGTGATGAAGTTACTTTCGCAATTGGCGAAGGTGAGGAAGCTGAAGAGTTCACAGTTACTGCTGAAGGTGATGAGGAAATTCTTGAGTCTTCAAGAAGAGCATTCCTGGGCAAGAAGGCTGTTAAGGCTTCACGTACACCGGTTGCTAAGAAGGCTGTTGCTGCTTCTACAAAGAAGGCAGTTAGAAAAGTTCCTACAACAAAGAGATAAGTTGTAAGACATTCTGATTAATTTAGCAGACGATGCTAGACCTTTTCGTTGATGAGTGTATTAGCTCACTGCGAAGAGGTCTTTTATTTTATGTGAGGTGTCATATGAAACGATTAGTTAAGTATCCAATTGAAGCAGGTGCTCTTGATGTAGTGTCTCGACTATTAAGATCTATTTTCAACCATGCAGAGCATAGCTTAGATATAATCAGCCAATGGGCAGAAGCTGCTGCAGATGAATCTGGTAATGGTCAAGCAGCTGCGTCACTTCCTAAACATGTTGTTTTGAATATTATGCCTGCAGGTGATATTGAGGATTGGGATGAAAGCCCTATATATAAGATGTTAGTTAAAAGATTAGGTGAAGACGAAGATTATGTTTCGGTTAGATTTGATATGAAATCACCTGATGGGTCTAATACAGCTAGTGATACTGCGACATATAAACAACAAGGCGAAGATGAATCTGATGAAGATGTAGAAAAGCGTGGTGGCGAAATGATTAGAGCTATGGCAACAAAGCTGCTTAAACGTTGTTCTGGGGATGATGATGCAGAAGTTGCTGATATTGCTGATGGTGGTGCACAGTATTAAGGTGGTAAATGAATTATTGGACAAACAATTCAGAATTCAATAAATACGTAACAGCATTAGGTAGCACATTTGCTGCTATAAGATATGTTTCGCAGTTAGCTCGAAGACGTGCAAAATCTGTGCATAATTGTATATCAGAATCTCAAGCCGTTGCATGGGTCATAACAGGAGAAGAACCTGCACAGATTGCTACATATCGTGATAATTTAAAACGTATTAAACATAGGGCTAAAACATATGTAAATGATCGTCTATACTATATTGACGATATAGAAATTCGAGCTGCTGTAAAGATAACTATTGACACATCAAAACATGAAGGTCACCTTATATATTGTTACAACAACATATTAGATATTTGCAGGCAAGCAAGAGTTCGCATACTATCTAATATCATATGGGACGAAATACAAAAAATGCATATTGATAATTCAATTGATTTTTAGGAGGTAAGCAAATGAGTGATACAACCGGTATGACTTTAGACGATGTTTTATTTAAAATAGCTGAAGGTGCAGATGTAATTGATTTAGCAGGTGAAACTATTACAGTACCTAGTGGTGATCATATTAAGTTTCAAGACTGTGAAACAACTGTCATAAATGGTACGATTGTATGTGAAGGTGATTATGGTATCATTGTATCTGGTACAGATGCAAAAGTCACATTTGGCAATAACTTAGATGTAATCAGTGATTCTTCTGCTATATATGTAGAAAAACGTGGCAAGCTGATAGTTGACGGAGCTACAATTACTGCAAAAGATTGGGGAGTATGCGTAACAGGTTTCACACTTGCAAAAGACAACTCTAATATAACATTCAAATCTGGGTCTATTGCATCCGCTGCTATATACATAGAAAAGGGTGGATCTGCAAATATTGAGAGTGGTAAATTTGCATCATCTTCTGAGTATGATATTGTTGCTGATGGTAATCGTACTAAAGTGAATGTAGATGTTGCAGGTATAAAGGTGAATGCTACAAATGGTGCTGAAGTTATTAGCGCAGAGATCATTGATGATTCGACTGTCGAAGATATTATTGTCGAAGATGTAACTACTGAACTCGATGAAACTGAAGATGTCGCAGCTGAAGCTGAAGAATCTAATAAAGATGTAGCTGTTGAATCCGATGAACTCGGGGTTACTGCAACCACTGCTACATCTGATTATCCTAGATCGGCAGTATTAACTACGTCTACACCTGTATATGGCTCACCATCTACTAAATCATGCATAGCAACTATTATAGGGCCTATTACTATTTTAGATGAAATAAATGATTTTTATAGAATACGATTTAAAATGCCGGGCGTAGGCAGATTCTACTTCGGATATATTCGTACAGATTCGCATATGAAATTTTAATTAGATTATTGAAGGGGCAGATTCAACGATGAATACGTTAGTAACTATATTACTTGCAGTTCTAGGAAGTTCTGCAATATTTACATTTTTTCAGTTCCTCATCACTCGTAAAGATAATAAGAATGATAAGCTAGATAAAGTTATATCAAAAATCGACACCGTAAAAGTTGAGATGAGCGACGGATTCACGGCATTGAACGATAAGATTGAAGCTGTAAGAACTGAAATGAATATAAATGATGAAGAAACTAGAGCGTCACTTGAAGCTAATAAAGCTACTACTGCTCGTGTTAGAATACTTCGTGCTTCTGATGAAATACTTCATAAGATGCGTCATTCAAAAGAATGGTTTGATCAGTTAAACGATGATATTACATTTTATGAAACATATTGTAGAGATCATCCAGAATTTGTCAATAATAAAGCAAAACATGCTATAGATAATATAAACGCCGTTTATGCTAAAGCTCTTAAAGATAATGATTTCTTATAAGAACTAGCAGTGATTTTTAGGAGGTATGAGCTATTATGCCACTTGTTACAGGTGACCGCGTACAATTTGTATACGTATCGGGTAGTACATTACCTGCAAATCCAGATCCGGCAACTATATACATATTAAATGGTGCACAACAGATATATGTAGGCAGTAACTTAGTAGCATCTGTTACATCTGCAGGTACATACAACTACAACAATTTAGACAATAAGCCACAACTTGATGGTAATGTACTTCAAGGCAACACATTATTATCAAGTTTAAATGTACCGCACATATTATTCAATACGACTGCAGGTTGGGGAGCTCAAGCATCATTACAATCTCAATCAGGCTATTTATATGTTTACACCGATCACCAAACTCTTGATAATGTTAATATACCTGGTATCAAAATTGGTGACGGTAATGCGTATCTGATAGATTTACCATTCATAGATGCTGTATATATACAGCATATTGCAGATAGTGTAATCCATGTTACTCAAGGAGACAGAAACTTTTGGGACAACAAAGTAACATGTTTTATAGATCCTGATAAAGGCGATAAATTAGTATTTACAAAGCAAAGCGAGGAGGAATATAACAATGCCTAATCCGCAATTAACACAAATAGAGCTGCCGAGCGGTTCCACTTATGATCTTGTCGATTCTGGGGCGCGTGACTTAATAGCAGCGATAAATAATTGGGAATACGTTGTACTTAGTGCTAGCTCACCTGCATCTGATATTCCTGCAGGTGTAGTTATTGGTAGTACTACAGGTACACTTGCAGCATCTGCAGATACGATGTATAAAATATACCTTGTACCTGCTGCAACATCTCAAACAAATGATGCATATGATGAATACATTACAGTAGATAAAGGTTCTGGCACACCTAGATACATATGGGAAGTTATGGGTCAAATCAGTCTTCCTGATATGAGCGATTACGTGAAAAACAAAACAGGCCACAGTGGCGGAACTGCCGGCGACCTTGCATACAAAGATACAGCAAGCGGCAGTACAACTGTAGCTGTACCAAATTCATATACTACAACCTTTACTGGTAAGGCTGCAACCATATCTGTAAGCGGCACACCTGATGGTAGCGTATCTTCAAGCTTCAGCGGAAGCGATACGTATTTTAAGACTGCTGACGAAGTTGCTACTGGTGCTTCATTCACCCCAGCGTCAATGACTTCTACCGGAAACTTTACGCCTAGCGGAAGTATTTCGGTTGGAACAGGAACTGCCAACTATACACCGGCGGGATCTAACGCAGACTCAAGTGTATCCGGCAGCTGCAGTGTCACACCTACTGGTTCTATTTCGGTAGGCACTGGTACAGCTAATTATACGCCGGCTGGTAGTATATCAGTTTCATCTGCGGGCGGTACTACAACAATTAAGAATCCTACATCAAAAACTGTAGTAACAGATATGTCCGTCGCTGATCCAAGTGCTACTCAAGCAACTGGTGAGCTTGTTTATTGCTCAGTTAGCGGCACAAAGTTATCACTCAAGAAATTTGTAGAGACAACTGGCGATTCAATCACAACGTCTAATACTACTGTCAAGACTGGTGATGCGGCATACAGCTTCAGCGGAACTGGTGCAGAGCTTAAGTTTACGGGTAGTGCATCTACTGGAACAATTAGCGGTACAGCTGTTGGTCAGACGTTTAGTGGAACTGGCGCAGAACTCAAGTTTACTGGTACACAGGGAAGCGTATCTGTAACCGGTACAACAGCTGGTTCGGTAAGCGTTACAAAATCAAACGTAGAAATCGCGCCGTCTGCAACCGGTACTGCTGCTAATAAATACACGCCAGCTGGTAGCGTAAGCTCAAGCTTTACTGGCACAGCAACAACTTCTACGGGAAGCTATACACCGGAAGCCGACAGCATAAGCACAACTACTGCCGGTACAGAAAGCAAGACTGTTTCTATTACTGTTTCTTAATTTTATACATTATAGAGAGCTGATGTATAAGAAACATACGTTGGCTCTCTAATTATATGGAAGGAGAAACATAGAATTATGGCAAGATTAAATGAAATAGAACTGCCTAATAACAGTACTTATGATATATATGGTAAGAATGTCGCAACTATTAGTTGGGATGATTACCAAGAATTAAGTTATGAACAAAAACATTCAGATACTGCGTACTTTATACCTGATGCACCAAGTAATGCGGAATTAGTTGAGAGAACTGCTGATCCCGGAGCAGTCGCAAGTTTCAGCGATGGAGCAGACAACGTACCACTTAAGTCGTTGGTAGTAGGGATAGAGCCAGTACAGAGCGGTAGTGGAGACCCATCGCCAAGCAACGTGCGTCCAATCAGCGGATGGAGTAGCGTGAATGTTACGGATTGTGGAAAGAATTTGCTAAATGAGACAAGTGGAGCATTTAACATAGAATCTTATAATTATTTGCAACAGCTAATTTCTGTCAAAAGTGATTCTGTGATAAATATTTCCATTACGGACAAGGATACAAGCGTAGATATTAGTGGTGCTTATCTTGGAGCGTTTGTCTCAGAGGGAGATAGTACACAAGGCTATTCGTGGATAGTGACAAATGGCGCAATACAAAGTAGGTCACTTGTAATCACTGGCAAAAGATATATTACTGTTTATCCTAAAAATACACTTGATTCAATCCTTGCAAGATTTAATATACAAGTTGAAGTGGGTTCAGAAACCACAACCTATCAATCATACAACGGACAAACATACACCATCGACCTTGACGGAACACGCTACGGCGGTGAGTTGAACGTCACGACTGGGGTGCTGACGGTTGATAGGGTAAAGTATGATATGGGTGATTTTACTTTTACTTATGTTTCAGCAAGAAAGATATTTACTGCATCACCATCTGTACCATTCGAACCGACCGCGGGAACAGCCGTACCGAATATGTTAGCTACTAAATTCAAAACAGAATCAGTTAATACCATATTGAATAATCCAACTTCGGATTTTCTTTGTGGTGTTGGCACAACAGGAACTTATGATGGTAAGTTGATATTCAGAGATTTAGCGTATGAGGACGCAGAACAATTTCAGACTGCTTATGACGGTTCTGAATTTGTTATAAAATCCGCAACTCCAACAACCGTAACACTCACCCCAACCGAAGTCAAAACTCTGCTCGGCAACAACAATATTTGGGCTGATTCGGGGGACGTAAAAGAACTCGTATATTTCACCTACGGCGGTACATCTACACAACCTGAGCTAAAGTTCAATGATACAACATACGCCGGTAGTCAAGTTATTGCAAATCCTGAAGACGTATCTCCGGTAGACACACTTGAAACTGTGTTTATAAACGGCAATGTGTATGATATACCTACTACTACTGTTACCGACACATATTCATCAACAGGATCAGACGCTACTAGCGGCAAAGCAGTAGCTGCTGCCCTCGGCACACTTGACGGTACAGTCTCAGGTTCAGCTGGCGCGGGAAAAACACTTACAGCATTCTCGCAGACAGACGGTAAAGTAAGTGCAACATTCGGGGATATCAGTATAACAAAGTCGCAAGTAAGCGATTTTCCAACACTCGGTACAGCGGCAGCAAAAGATGTGCCGTCAACCGGAAATGCATCTACTTCTCAAGTGGTTATAGGCAATGATACAAGATTATCAGATTCTCGTACGCCTACATCGCATACACATGGTAATATACAGAACGGCGGCACATTGCAGACAAACGATATAACTATAGCAAGCGGCGACAAGCTGGTGGTGACTGATAGCTCTGACAGTAACAAGATCGCCCGCACATCAATATCATTTGACGGAACCACGGATACTAATTGTCTTACACAGAAAGGTACGTGGGAGGCATTTAATAGCGAAGCTACTGGCATGGCGTTATATGGAACATGTAGTACTAGTGCAGCTACTGCTGCGAAAGTAGCGGTAGTACCAAAATTTACTACATTGGAAACTGGTATGGTTGTTTATATTAAGTTTACATATAGTAACACTAATAGCGGTACAATAACACTTACATTACAATCTGATAGTGCAAGTAGTACTGAAAAACCTATATATCGTAATGGAACAACTAAACCGGGTACAAATAATGCAAGATCTTGGCAAGATAATTCGGTTGTAAGTTTTACTTATGACGGAACAGCATGGATGATGAATGATGCGCCTGTAAACACATATGTCCACATAGCATCAACTCCCTATACTGCGCTTGCGGGAAGCAAATATCCAATTACATTCTTCTATTTAAATGACAATTCGGATGTTGTTGGCGTAAATCCTTGTAATTATATTGAACCATATGTTGAGCCTAGAATGTATTATGCGCCAAGCACTGACACATTACATCTAGGTAGTTCTGTTAAATCTAATTATATTACATCAGTTGGTGCAACACTTACAAACGAAAGTGGTGCTACTGCTGCAATACTTAATGCAAAAACAGATACATGGACTATTTCAACAGATGCAACTAACAACTTAGATACTACAAAGTACTCAGGTACAGTGTATTTCAAAGGTAGTGATGATACGGCTACTGGTGCAATAACAAACTTCGGCGAATATACTGGAGCTGTTACAACGCAAATCGGCGCATATAATAAGAAGACAAACGGTGATAATGTCAGCAACTTACTCAAGATAATAGCTAACAAGGACGGCACTTCTACTTACGAAGTTAGTTCGCCGGACAATTTCAGATCGGCAATTGGCGCGGCAAAAGCGGCAAGCTGGTATGAAGTAGATCATAAAGGCGGAACAACTGCTATTGCAGTACCTTCCGGCATAAGCGAAATTTGCGTAGTTGTTACAATAGGAAATAATACAATTGCTTGGACATTTACTCTGCCGGCCGTTGCGCTGTCATCCACATCTTACAGATACACAAATGGTTATACATCATTCTCAGATGGTTACATTGCGGTTAACGTAAGTAGCTCGCAAGTGTCATTAAACTCGGTATATAACCAAACAACAAATGTAACAAGTAGTTCGTACATATATTTGTATGCTAGATAATTGAAGGAGGTAGCTATATGAATTATGCAAAGGACCTTATAAAACTCGCTAAAGCGGAAATTGGTTACAAAGAAAAGAAGTCCCCAGAATATGAAGATGATAAGACTAAAAACGCGGGCTTTAACAACTATACCAAATACGGTCGTGATTTAGCTGCATGGATTGGATCACCATATATGGATGGAGTATATTGGTGTGATATGTTTGTAGATTGGCTATTTGTTAAAGCATTTGGTATAGATCAAGCCAAAAAGTTATTAGGCGGATGGAGTGCGTATTGTCCAACATCTGCTTATTACTTCAAACAAATGAATTCTTATTATTACAGCAATCCACAGAAGGGTGATGTCATATACTTCTTAGACAGTTATGGTGAACAAGGGCATACAGGTGTTGTAGTTGATGTAGACGACATATATGTATACACAGTTGAAGGTAATACTGCACCAGATTCTGGAGTTATAGATAATGGTGGCGGAGTATATAATAAGAAGTACAGCCGTAATTATAGTCGAATTGACGGATATGGTAGACCCAAATATGATGAGGAAGTCATTGAACCTGACCTTGTAGTAGATGGATTAGATTACTCCAAAGTATACGATTATAATTTCTACATTAAGAAATATGCAGACATTAAGGCTGTATTAGAGCCAGATGGTAAGCCAAACAAGGTAGGTGTATTCAATCATTTCCTTAGCCATGGTATGAAAGAGGGTCGTCAAGCCAATGAAGCATTTATCATCGGAATCTACAAATACAACTACTCCGATCTTAGAGACGCATTTAAGGAAGACTTACCGAAATATTATCAGCACTATATCAAGAATGGTATCAGAGAGAAACGAGTTGCTAATTATCACGTAGTACCGTATTCAATATATGATGGTGTTGACTATTCGGCAGTATATGATGGAAAATTCTACCAAGAAAAATATCCAGATCTGAAAAAAGCATACGGAGATAACTTCGATAAATATATCATGCATTTTGTTAAGTGGGGCATGCAAGCTAGAGAACATCGCCAAGCTAGTAAAAACTTCAACCCTGCATGCTATAGAGCTAATTATGCAGATCTTGAAAATAAATTTGGTAATGATTGGCCAGCATATTACATGCATTATATAGGATATGGGCAGCGTGAAAAACGTGTTGCAGATAAGTATCTGAAAGAGCCAGAAACCACCTACACATATAAAGATGGTGATTCTATTGAAAAGATCGCAGCCAAATACAATCTTACAGTTGATAAGTTGCTTGAGTTAAACGGAATCACATTTAAAGACGGTCAGAAGATTAAAGTAAGAGCATAGATCTAATTAACGTATCCAGCATTTACTTGCTTCCTTCTATTTAGAGGCTACACTGTACTTGCCATCGGTGTAGCCTCTTCTTATTTACATAAAATCGTTATAACATTTGAGGAGGTACATATTATGATATCTTTTGATTCTAATACAGGAAAACTTATAATAAAGGGCAAAGGTATAGATCTTTATCAGGAGTGGATTACACTAACATCTAAGATCCATGAATGTATGGTACTTGATACGATGGATAAATTGAATTCTAACGACTATGAAAATGCTGAAGGTGCAGCTAACATACTGCTAGTAAGCGGATTATTTGAAGCTGTTAGTAAATCTTTAGAAACATTACATGATTTAGGAGATTCAAATGATGATGGTTACGATCAATTTGTACAAGAATTATCAGAATACTTGAATGCTCGATATGCACAGTCTGAGGATGATGAAAAAGATGAAGATGGCAGCGATGATGAATCATACTTCAGAGATGAGCAGGATGATAACTATTAACAATCATATAGGAGTGGTGTTATGACAAACAAAAACATTGAGGATGTTACGAGTGCGATGAAAACAGATGATACTGTGGCTATTGATGAAGCTATTAAAACATATGTAACTAAAGCAGAAGCTTATAAACGCACTGCAGCTTCAAAAGAATATTTCAACCCTGATGGTGCGATACATGACAGAGCATTGTATGCAGAATACAATCAGCTAGCTGCTTGGTTATGTGAGCTAAAGTGTTTGAGATTTCAGGTAAGTACGTTACTTGAGAACGCTTGGATAAAAAAGGAACGTACTGAATGCTTGAAGGAGTACATGAGTGATGCTAGCAACATTGCATCGGTAGCCGAGGATTGAGGGGTAGGTGGTATTAATGAACGAAACTGCTGATTACAACTGGATACATGTTTCTGATGCACTGCCTGAAGAAGATACTTATGTGCTTATAACAATTGATGATGAAGATTCAGCCGAAGATGCAGTAACAACTATTGGGTACATGTTCAATGAACGATGGTTTGTAAACGGCATACAAGTTAGAGTAGCTGCTTGGCAACCACTCCCAAAACCTTTCAATCACCTTACATATTAGTGTACAAGGAGGTGATTGCAGTGAAATCATGTAAATCTTGCTTCTGGTGTCGTCTTGCATTTCATCCATTCTATACTTGGAAGTGCAAAATGGGTCAAAGTATGCTCTGGCATGAACACAACTATATGGAGCGGCCGAAATGGCATGGATGGTTCTGTAAACGATATGTAAATTCTAAGAAAGTATATGAAGATTTCCCTGACCATATGAACAATCAGTAATTATGAGGTGTTGTTATGGATGATGATAAGATACAAGTTACAGACTGGGCTACAGATATAGAATTTGAGCATACCGACGAACTTGCAGAGCGTATCCAAGCAGCTAAACAACAGATTTTACTACGACGATATATGGAATCAACTGGAGAAGCGGCTCAAAAAGGTTTCGTAGTGTCTAGTAAAAATTTCAAATCAGAATAAGGAGAATTATTATGGAGAAATCATTAGTAGATCTGTACGATATGTAATCGTACAGCAATACCACTAACATCAGTTATCAATAAGTTAAATACTTTTAATAGTAAATTACATAAGTATAAAATACAGATTGTAGCACAATACGGAACAGTAGAAATTGAAATGTCAGGTTCTACATCACAAAATGCGATAGAAACTTTGTATAAGTATTATTATGGTAGAGAAGTTAAACTTGAACCAGCAATATCTTCAAATTATGAAGTATCAGCGCAGTTAATAAATGGAAAGAGAGAAAATATAGTGTATTACACTATTCATTAACCTATCAAATAATAGGAAGGAGGCACTTATATGAGCAATCCAGATTTCAATTTTGAAAAAGAATGGAGAGATAAAGAACAAGTTGGGGTTCTTGATGATGAACCACTCACAATAGATGATATTGATTGGGAGTTCTGTGGAGGAGACCTAGATAACTTCTTTGGGTATTCTGATGATTAAATGCAAATAAAAATCAAAGGAAGGAGGTACACAGATTTGATATTAGTAGAGAAACATAGTATAAAACGAAAACCAAAAACGAAAGAACTATACAAAACCATTGATGATTTCTGCTACAAATCTAAAAACCTCTACAATTCAGCAAACTATCTAATTACACAATGCAGCCGTATCAGTTACAAGTTAAAACAAGGCGAAATACTTGAAAGTTGGGAAAAGTCTCTCATATACAGGGTAAATTGTGGTATAAAAGCCTTTAATGATAATAAAGGCAAGAAACTAATGAACTACATTGACGAAAACAACGGTTTTGTAGCAAACCACTTCTTCTTACTTCCGTTCTTGAAAGATACATTTGACTATAAGGAAATGCCTTATGCGGTTTCGGCTCAACAATGCGTAATAAAACTTTGCCAGAATTGGAAAGCATATTATGAGGGTATGAAGGCATATAAGAAAGGTAACAAAAATATGTTAGGCAGACCAAAACCGCCTAAATATTACGACAAGAACACAGGAAGAAATGCTTTAATCATCACAGGTCAACAGACAGAGGTTGAAAATGACGGAACAATTCATATAAAACCGAAGTTTTTGGAGAAACTAAACTTACATTTCAAAGTAAGGTATGCGACAAAAATCAATCAAGTTAGGGTAGTTACAAAACCTAATGCAATAGATTTTGAAATCGCATACGAAGTACCTGATGTAAAGCCTAAACAAAAGAAAAACAGAGTAATGGGTATTGACTTAGGTGTAGACAATCTTGCAACACTTACAAGCAATACAGAAATGCAGCCAGTTATCATTAACGGCGGACCACTTAAAAGCATTAACCATTACTACAACAAAAAGAAAGCATACTTACAGGAAACGGCAAAGACTATGAATGATACATTCAACACTATGCGTTTATACAGATTGACAGACAAACGAAACAATAAAGTTGCTGACTGTCTGCATAAAGCAAGTGCAAAAATCATAGCTCTTGCAGAAAAGTATGATATAGACACGATTGTAATAGGTAACAACAAAGGTTGGAAACAGAATGTTGATATGGGTAAGAAAACAAACCAGACTTTCGTAAGCATACCTTTTCATAACTTGATACAAAAGATACAATACAAAGCAGAAAGATTAGGTATTGCGGTAACAGTTGTTGAAGAAAGTTATACAAGCGGAACTTCTTATCTTGATAACGAACAGCCTATACAATCAAATTACAATCCTCAAAGACGAGTTAGCCGAGGACAGTTTCAAAGTAACACAGGGGTCTTGATAAATGCAGATGTCAATGCTTCTTACCAGATAATGAAGAAGGCAAAAGTTAACTCACCCGTATACTTGAACGAAAAAGTAACGCAGTTAAATGTAGCCTAAGTTAGATTAGGTATAGGGAGTAGGCTCACCCCACAGGAGATTAGATGGTCGAACAGACCTTTTAGTTTTTCCTCAAAATCAACCATTAGGTGTGACAGAGCCTCACATAATAACCATCGTACACAACATTCATGCAGACAAACATCCAGATTACTGTTGGGCTACTAAAGATAATAAATGGATTGTATTTCCTTGGGAGTCAGACAACTAAAAATCGTTATACTACATATCAAGATTTGGAGGTGCGGTCAATGCAATCAAATACAATATATACAAATCATTTGAAAGAAGAAAATTTCGTAGGCCCTTGGAGAGTTAAGGACAATGTAGACAATACAATCCTAATGGCTGTTGGATATGATCAGCTTGCCGGTAGAAAGTTGTTCGGATTACCAAACACTACCGAAATTAAGCACATAGCTGCAACATATAACAAAGTTACCGGAAGCATCGCAAACGAATTAGAAATAATAGTTTATGGACTTCATGGAACCGAAGCCGAATACTACATGTTAGACAGCTATGAGAAAGACATATTCAAAGAACAGCTTATTTCTATGGGATACATCTAGGAGTTGTAGCATGATAAATGTTATACAGAATGGGGAGGTCTATGAAATAACTTTTCCATATGATACAGGTATAATAAATACACTGAAAAATGTTCCAGGTCGACGCTGGAGTCCCGAAGCTAAAATGTGGACTATACCTGTGGATCGACTTGGATTTTTTATTAATGAATTCAAAGGTACAAAATACGAACCGTTAGTTAAGATACATTCTGATGAAAATATCAATCAAAATGAAGAATTAGGCAGTACTACTAAAATACCTGATATAGATATTTCTAGTATTCCGTTTTATGTAAAAGAAGGTGCAACGCCGTACAAACATCAATTAGATTTCATGAAATGGGCAATTGATAGGCAAATCAAAGGTAATATGCATGGATTCATATGTGCAGACGAGATGGGCACTGGAAAATCTGTGATGTCTACAAATCTTGCACTATACAACAAAGTGCAAAACAAATTTAAACATTGCCTTGTGCTATGTTGCATAAATAGTGCTAAATTCAACTGGCAAGATGATATAAAACAGCATACACGAGGTAGAGAGATACCTTATGTGCTAGGTACACGATTACGACGTGATGGGTCAGAGAAATATGAAAATGGTAGCAAGGCAAAATATGAAGATCTGCTATCTGGTATGAAGTATAACGACTTAGATGGGGAAGAAGTCCCATACTTCTTGATACTCAATGTAGAAGCACTTCGATATAAAGAAGGTAGAAACTACCTGATCACACAGCGATTGATTGAATTGATTAATGCAGGTGAATTGAATATGATAATCGCAGACGAAGTACATAAAGGCCTATCACCTACTAGTCAGCAAGGAAAGCAGATACTTGAAATAAAGAAGAAAACAGGCGATAAAGCTATGTGGATTCCTATGACCGGTACACCAATTACTAAACAGCCAATTGATGTATATACACCGTTAAAATTAGTAGATGGTCATGATTTTACATCATACTATAAGTGGTGTCAGTCTTTCTGTATATATGGTGGATTCGGTGATCATGAAGTTATTGGATATAAGAATATTCCATATTTAAAAGGCATACTAGAGAAAAACATGATTCGCAGAACTAAAGAAGAAGTTTTGGATCTACCTCCAAAAATCAAATACACAGAATATGTTGAAAATACAGAATATCAGCGTAAGTTGTATGAGAAGATCTTAGATGAGCTTAAGAAACAAGAAACTGAAATCATATCATCTTTAAACCCTATGGCAAAATTCTTACGACTTCGACAAGTAAATGGATCTCCAGAATTAATTGATAACACATTATCCGCAGACGATCCTAATTATCTTAAGAAGAATGCTAAGTTACAACGTTTGCTTGAGCTATTAGATGAAGCAGACGAACGTGGTGAGAAAGTAGTTGTATTTTCTAATTGGGTAGAACCACTCAGAACCTTATATAAGTTCATCACAAAGAAATACAAAACTTGTGTATTTACTGGTACAATGTCAGTAGAAGATCGTGAAAAGCACAAGAAAGTGTTTCAAACAAATCCTGAGTATAAAATACTACTAGGTACCGTCGGTGCAGCTGGTACAGCTCAAACGTTTACAGCTGCAAGAAATGTTGTGTTTTACGACAGCCCTTGGAATCCTTCAGATAAGGAACAAGCTTCGGACAGAATCTATCGTATTGGTACTACGCAATCCGTCAATGTATTTACACTTGTAACAAAAGATACAGTAGATGATCGAGTTGAACAGGTACTTTCAACTAAAGAGGGTGTAGCAAAATACATTGTAGATGGTAAACTAGATCTTAGACACAACCCAGAGCTATTTGATTTCTTATTAGGGAGCGAATATTCATGAAACGAGTGATTACATCTACTAATAAAGTAATTATCACATCTAAATATCGAGGAGATTGGGATAGTCAATAACCCACGACTCTAAAGAGTCGGGGCTTGCAAAAGCCCATATTGACTAGCCTAAGTTCTTCGAGAACTACGTTATTTTCGTTATCACACCTACGGATGATTCCCAAGTCTGTAGCAACTGTGGAGGCTCTGTAAACAGTTCTGTTGGGTAGGAACAGTCAACCTCATCAGTCAAACGATTATAACATTGGCGAAGGGAAACAAACTTTCATACGAAAGGGATACCACTTGCGAGTCGGTATCAAAGGTAACAATTATGAGTAATGGCAACAGAGTATTCGTACTCAATATGAGAGGTGAGCCGTTAATGCCTACCACTCAGAGGAAAGCACGTATTCTTCTAAAAGAGAAAAAAGCCAAAATCGTAAAATACAACCCTTTTACGATACAGCTTGATTATCCTACGGGAGAAAACAAACAAGACGTAAATATAGGCGTAGACACTGGTGCAAAACACATAGGCCTTGCTATTACGTCCGAGGATAAGGTTTTGTATAAGGCTGAAATCGAGTTAAGGCAAGATATATCTTCAAACATAGATACAAAGCGTATTTATCGCAGGAGCCGTAGAAACCGCAAAATAAGGTATCGCAAGCCAAGATTTCTTAATCGCAAGAAATCTGAAAAGTGGTTGCCGCCGAGTTTACAAAGCAGAATAGACAAACATTTTAGGTGGATAAATACTTTTAATAGTCTTGTACCAAATGCAGAATTGCATATAGAAGTTGGTAAATTTGATACAGCGAAAATGATAAATCCCGACATACAAGGAGTAGATTATCAGCAGGGGCAGACTTACGGCTTTTATGACGAAAGATACTTTGTTTTTGCAAGAGATAATTACACTTGTCAGGTTTGTGGTAAATCAAAAGATAAGATTTTGCAGACACATCACATAATCTATCGCAGTAATGGCGGTACAGACAGAGTGGACAATCTTATTACTGTATGTACGGATTGTCACACTTCTGATAATCATAAGAAGGGTGGTATCTTATATAAATGGCAAGAAGAACACAAAAAGGTAAAACAGTATAAAGAACCGCCATTTATGAACTCCTTGCGTAAAAGGATTTTTGCAAAGTATCCAAATGCGGAGATTACTTATGGTTCTGTAACCACACCAAGGCGTAAAGAGTTAGGTTTAGAGAAAACTCATTACAATGACGCTATTGTAATAAGTGGTATAGAAACTATAAAAGAAAATCCTAACGAATGGTTGCTTATAAGGCAATTCCGCAAAAAGAAGAGGTCTTTACACGAAGCTACTGCTCGTAAAGGGAGAAAAGAGCCTAATCGTACCGCTAAACGTAATAGTAAGAATACACCATTTTACAAAGGTTTCTATCTAAATGATAAAGTATCAGTATTAGACAAGATAGGGTATATTACAGGATTTACCTCTGGTGGAGCATATATCAAGGACGCAGAAAACAATTATATTACTTTGCCAAGTAAATCTTATAAACAGGTTGGTATTGCTAATTTACATTTGCTTTGTCATAACAATAATTGGCAATACATACCCATGACAACATAACAAGGTCGCAATTCATCCCACGACTCTAAAGAGTCGGGGAGTTCTTGCGACAGCATTTTAAAGATTTTGACGGTGACTATTATTATGTAGCAATGTATAATGATCCTGTTACTACATTAATATTTTCACCTGATGAGATAAAGAAGATCAAATAGTTATATAGGAGGTAACAAAGTTGAAAATCACAAAGATTACAGCTAGTAAGAAAGATGATATACTCAAGCGAAAAGCACAGTATGATGCGGATAAAGCTGCTTATGATGCTAGATATAAAGAACACCAATCTGCATTAAGAGAAGCTGAACGTAAAGTGCTTGACCCTATACAGAAGTTTTTAGAGAGCCAGCTTAGACAATTTGATGCACTTGATTTTGACATCGATGTTCGTAGAGGTTATAATTGGGGTAAGGGCGATAAAGAATACGAATTCGCAGAAGTATATATCAGATGTAATGAGCATAGCAAATTTGAAGATTCTAGTGCACTTAGTTGGTCATATGATATTGGATTAGATAGCAACGGGGAAGTTACTCGTAAATCTTCTTCTTGGTCAGGTCTTAAAGCTACAACAGTTGATCAAATGAAATCGCTCAGACAGACAGTTGACGCACTTGAGTTTCTCAACGAAGTTAATTGGAACACAATTATAAAAGTTGATATGCCGAAATATTCAGATTATAAATTAGATGAAGCCGCACCAAAGGGCGAAGATTGGCGAGCACAGTTACAGGAAGCTGAATTAGAAGAGCTTATTGGTACTCGTAATATCATAAAGATATACAATTGGAATACTAGTCCAGTTTCTGGTAAATTTGCTTATATACAAGTATTAAAGGAAACACCTGCACAGTATCTAGTGAAAGTTATCGATAGTTGGACTATTGACTATGTTATCAACGGTGATGAGACTGGTGTTACAATGCTTAAAAATAGACTTAAGGACACCTGGAACGTGGTAAGGGCTAAGAAGGGTAACATTTCTCTTGCAGACCCTGCAACAATATACAACCTTGATGATCTTCTGAACAGCGAAGCGGAGGTATAAGCTATGAAAAAGTATACACCTATTGTAGCTGCAGAATCTACCGAACCTAGTGAATTATCAACATTACTAGATCAAATTGACGAAGATTATGACTATCTAGTTGCAGGTCTTGAAAAATTAGACAGATCTGACGCATCTGCTAGTGATGCAGGCGTCGAAATTGCACAGAGCATTTCAGATACAATAAACGATGCAATTTCACAGATAGCTGATATATTACAGGGGGTGACTGAATGAACAAGATAACATGTGCAAAAGGCACACCTGAACAATTACTCAACGCAGTTAAGAACAAAATAGCTGATTTAGATAGCAACGTTGTAGAATCAGCATGTAACACTTCTATAGAAGAGTGTTCTGATGCTTATTATACAGATACAGTTGACGATACAGGACTTATAACATTGTAAGGGGGTGTATACATTGAGCAAGATTACAAAAGGAACACCTGACCAATTGCTTAACGCTGTTATGCGTCAGATAGATGTTTTAGAAGATTCTAATGATATAACATCTACACAAACAATCGAAGCTTCTCAAGACAATTTATTCAAACAGTTATATGATTGTTGGGGTGAAGGTCAAGATTTTGAAGCATTTAAAGACGACATAATTGATACATATAACAGTGATGTTTCCCAAGGTGCATTTGAAGGCTCTTTAGATGAATATCTTGAAGATGAACTAGAAGAGCTGAAAGCTGATGGATATATAAGTGCTAGTTCATATTTTGATCCGGATGCAGTTAAGGGTCTAGACGATATGACAATAGGTGAGATGACTAGATTCTTATATGCTTATTGGCAGTCCAAAACAGATGATCCTGAAGCTGTTGATTATTATGGATATGATAAACATTTAGGTGAATGCTATCAGTCAGAATATGAAGATGATTTTACCGGTTCTTATGATGATTATCTTAAGGAAAGATGCGAAGACGCTATAGCAGATGGATTTGAATTAACTGATGAATTCATACAAAGCGTCAACGATGCAAGACGTGAAGTTGCAGAAGTTAACGGAATTAACTCTACTACAAATGTCAACTCAACAACCTCCGTAGCTGAAGTATTAGACTTTTTATCGTCTAAAGGCTATGACGCAGAATCCGAAGAAGTAAAAAATTATGCAGAAGGTGTTGCATCTTATATTGATTTATACGATGATTCAGAACAGCCTTATACATTAGACCAATGGTATAAAGATACAATGCAGAATTATCCAGAAGATCTTAAAGATCTTCCACAGGATGTAATTGATTCAGCAACTAACACAGTAAACGTAGCTTGTGCAACTGATGAATTAACTCCAGCACAGGTAGACGATTTGTGGAATATCGCAGATAGCTTCGTAACATCTGATCCAGTTTCTGGAGATTGGGGTACAGAAACTGCTGCTGAACAACAATACATCGCAGATCATTTTGATTGCTCACTTGAACAAGCTAAACAGTATATGATAAATTATTTAGGTTTTGAACCTGATGATTCATCATTTATTGAGGGTTGCGATCAATCAGCTGTAGTAGAAGGTGCTACAGCTGATACTGCAAACCACAATGAAGAAAAAGCAGATTTAGTTACATATGATGTGGTGCAAGCTGCAGAAGATGCTGATAATGATTACAATGACGATGATGATTATGATGAGGATAACAATGACTCATATATCAATCTAATCGGTGATAAATTGAATAAATGGGCAGTAGATGGTACAGTAGGTTCTGATAATTATGCCATAGATTCAATATTATTAGATGATGGGGATGACGAGAATCTCTACATAACACTTACTTATGAAAACGCAGGTGTACTTACTATAGTAGAATATGAACTACCAATTGAAGATCTTACATTTGCAGATGTGGATGAAGATTTCAATCACATTGTAGATGAAATACAAAGTACATTTGATGAGGAGGATTAAATCATGCAAGATGAATTCTTTGATGATTCTGATTTAGATGAATATGATGATTATGATGCTCTTGCAGGTTGGGAGATGATAGCTAAAAAATCTGTTTTAGATTACGACGGATTTTCCACAGATTACTCCCTTTGGCACAACTGGATGGATGATACATGGATCTGTATATTCGGTGATGTAGATTTCTACAATCCATCTAACAGCTGCGATGCAGAATTTGACAATGAAGCAGAAGCCCATGAATGGTTTGATAGTTATACAGGATTTGATGATGACGATATCATGATGTCGACCGAAATTGCTGAAGATTCGCAACCACTTGATCGAGTACAAGAGTTACTGCAAATGAGTGAATTAGGTCTGACTCTTTCGCAAGGCCTTAAAAAGTATGCGGCATACATGCAAGAACTTGACCGTAACCCAATAACCATCAATGGTCAACAGTGGTTCAGCTTGTTATCTGACGAGCAATTAGAAGAAATAGACGAGGCTGCAGTTGACCTTGAAAATAAGTATTATTTTATAAGAAACCTTGTGCACCCAAACAAGTAAGCTTAAAGTAACTATACATTTATTTTTCTCCTTAGGCCCTGATTAAGTTTGCCAGCTTAGTTAGGGTCTTATACTATGTAAAAATCGTTAATGTATTTGTGAAGCTAAATCACCTTATATATCAGTAATAATGATACATATAGGAGGTGTATAATGAAGCAATTAAACAAAGTACTTCACACCTATAGATTTTCTAATGGTGAAGTTGTTACATCTTACTTGTCCAAAGACGAGTTGATGAAACGTATGAATCGACTTGATACTCTCCGAGTCATGACAGAGCAACATGATGAAGGTGAAGGTAGAAGTATATGCAGAAAAGCACGTGCTGCATACAACAAGTTAGATAACTTTACAGGCATCATCCGACTTACACCTCTTGAGAAAGATTGGTTAAGTTACAAGCTAGAAGATGAATTCTTAGATGATGAAGATATTGAATGCATCAACTGGTACATAAAGCATTAGGAGGATTCTAGTATGAAAAAGCGTATAATCAGTGCATCGGATCCATATGGATTTGAAGGTGCAGCAAATGAAAATAGATTGAGCACAATAGCTCGACTTGGCAGAAAGCTTGGACTGATTGCTACAGACATAGATGATTGTCTCGGCGTACTTGAAGTATTTCAGAATATAGGATATTCTGATCTTGTAGAAAATTTCACTGATGATGAACTTAGCATCTTAGGACAAGCTTCTGAAATACTTATGACGAAATCTCATCAGTTAACTAAAGCTTAATAGGGGGTAATACTATGGCAATCATAAAGCTAAACAACATAGTAAACAAATTAGATGATATCAGAGCAAATATAGAAGATAAGATTGATGCCCTTAGAGAGAAACAAGAAGCTATCGAAGAAAAGGCAAATGATTACGATAGAGATCTCACAGATGCTGAGCAGGAAAGATATGATAAGATTGACGAAGATATCGAAGAACTTGAAGATGAAATAGATGCAATTGACAATGCTCTTGATTATTTGAATGATTACTGCGAATGGTAGGAGGTAGATTATGAAGAGATATGTAAAAGCAGGTGATGCAAGTCATCAATTGGGTACATGGTTAGGTGCAAATCTCCTTACTAAATTTACAGCTAATCTCAATGTATATGGAGCAGAAGAATCTGACGAATATGAATTTGAAGAATCCTTTGACGGACCTCTTAATCAGTGCTTACCTAAGCTCAAAGAATATCAGAGAATTATCAAAGATAATGGACTTGACGCTTATCTCAGCTTAGAGCCATGGGATGGTGGTCATTACTTTGAAGGTGATTTAGATCACATACTTGACGACTTACTCGACTACGGCTACATAACACAAGAAGTGTATGACGAGTATGCATATTAGAGGATAGAATATGAAGAGACTTCTTATAGACAATTCAATAGAATTTGAAGTAATAGTCTCTTTTATAGTAGATGACAACTACTTAGCAGCTACTACAATCAATTCTTTATATGATGCAACGGGTAAATTAGACCCCCAATCATATTCAGACTACTGTGCATTTGTGGACCTGCTTACAGCAATGATAGATTACTACGGATTTAAAATAGTACACTCACATCCGAGCAGAACATCGTTCTATTACATGTTTGCAAGAAAAGACGAAATTGCAAAGAACGATGTTCCTTACTATGTGTATCTAAGAGTTTCTGACCACGAACCCCAACATAAAAGAGCAGAGCACATTGAAAAGATTCGTGATAACCTAAACAATCTCTTAGAAGAAAACAAATTACCTGCGACAAAGAAACGTCAGAGGTATAGACCACTTAATATCGTTATAAACGATGAGATATATGATACCTATGAAGAAGCAGCAAAAGGTGCTGAATCTATTTTACGAGATTGGATGATATCACATAATATTGATATCACTGAATATACTGAGATGTGGACAGATTAATATATTAGAGGAGCTAATATGAAGAGATATATCAAAGCAGCAAGAAAATCCGGAATGGATTTAGACGATATCATAACCTGGAATAATCATTACTACGGTATAAAACGAACTAAACGTGGTGAAAGATACTTTAAGTCAGAGACCGAAAGGTTTGATGATTCCTTCGGAGGTACTGAGGAAATCTCAGCAGATGAATATCAAAGAATCGCGGAAAAGTATGCGAAAATGTTTAGATAATATACATAGACCAGTTTTGTAACTACTCTGACAGCCTGGTCTCAAAATAAGAAAAATAAGGAGGTACAAAACATATGAATAAGATCTTAAAGATCCCTCGAATCTCATGTTTGAGTCCGCCGATGGACTAATTCATCATCAATATGACGAAAATTACATCTCGCCAAAGATAACTAACTCAACAACACAGATTCGAGGGCATTATTATGTGCTCTCTAATTAATATGAATTGGAGGACAATTAAATGAAAAAGTTAATTGAACAAACAAAAGACGCATTAAGAGCGATTCCTGGAATTGTAACAGCATTATTTATATTGTCAGTAGTATCGATGAATCTGTTAGCAAATAAGTCAATATTCAATTTACCTTGGCTTGCTTCAACGGCAGGTATATTTGTTAGCTGGATCTCATTCTTATGCTTAGATGCGGTTTGCAAAAGATTTGGAGCCAAGACTGCAACTATACTCAATACGGTTGCAATGATTGTAACACTTCTCACCACACTACTTTATGCTATAATTGTGAAGATCCCAGGTGTATGGGCGCCAAGCTATTCCGCATCCAGCCCAGAAGTTGCAACTGAAATTAATACAGCACTTGACTCAACATTTGCATCAACTTGGTTCATAATCATCGGTTCTGCACTTGCAATGTTTCTCGGTGGATTAATTAACTCAATCGTGAATAAGCTAGTAGGTGCTAAAGTAGATAAAAATGATAATTACGGTGGATTTGCTATAAGAAGTTTTGCTTCAACAGCACTTGGTCAGTTTGTAGATAACATTGTATTTGCATTATTTGTATCTTACATATTCTTTGGATGGACAATTAAGCAGGTACTTGTATGTTCATTTATGATGATGCTTGTAGAACTTGCATTTGAGATGATATTCTCACCTATCAGTTATAAGATGTCAAAGTCTTGGAAGAACGACAACGTGGGCGCAAGCTATCTCGAAAAGTATAAAATTGTAGCATAAAACTTAATATTTATATCTTGACAACTCATATTGCAGCACAGTATGCAGGAAAGTTGTAAGAAAAATAGAATCATCAAAGGAGCAGATTCATCAAAGAGTCTGCTCCTTAATTTCGTTATATCTCATGTAACCTTTAATATAGTTAGGTGATAACAACCTTTTGAAAAAAAAAGGAGATAGATGAATTATGAAAAGATATATTAAAAGCGATTATACAATGTCTACTACTAAATTAATAGAATTACGTAAATTAGTAAACAGACTTGTATATACAAAGTATTTTAGAAATGATTTTAATAAAGATATCATAAAAGATTTTATTGCATCAGACGAACTAGATTATCCAAAATTTGTATATGATCACCGACATGAATACTTTGATGAATATGTAATCGATATGATTGAAACTTTAAATAATGATTTACGTGGTGTCAGGATTCAAGACGCTGATCGTGAATTCATGCTGGAATATTACAATCAACTTACACCAGCTGACTACAGTAGGAATCTGTATCTTAGACGTGATGCACCATCAAAACGTAGACGTAGTTGAATCACATAGTTCAATATCATAAGCGAGAGTTTTGTAGTAACTTAACATAACTTGAAGGTGAAAGATGAAAATATACATTAAAAGCGATTCATCAGAGGATGGTCGCATAGCATATGATGATATAAAGAATCTAATATTCAGCATGAAGCACAAACGAGAACTTAATTATGATAAGATATCACAACTTACTAAAGGTATGAGACTTGCATATGTATCAGATAAGATTCGAGATGATGATTTTGCATATCTACAGAGTATAGATATCCCAGGTGTGTCTGATATTACCACAGACAACTCGACAGATAGATTGTTACCTAAAACACCATTTTATATTCGTCTTAAAATTTCCGATGACATAACACCGAGTCGTAAAGAAGTTGATCTTAATGATTTTCAAAATATAGATCCTCAAGATGTTGATATAATTCGCAGTCTTGCAGAATATAAGATTATACCTACATTTTCTACTTCTGCAGCACTTAGAAACAACTCTAATTATAAGGATTCCGATAAATACATTGAGTTGATAAAACGAAATGCTACAAGCAGAACATATCGTGTTCCATATGATCGTTATGATTTTAGAGGAGATCGAATATATGTCACAGATATAACAATTTATGACGATGGTTCGATTTCAATTGATAGAAACAAGCCGTTAATGCTTTCAGGTAATATAACAAAATTAGCACGTCAGTTCAAGATGTCACACTGGTGATAATCGATCTTAATTAAAATGAGAGTTTTGTAACAACCTTTGACACCCTCTCGCAATAAACAAAAATAACAAGGTTACAACAAGAAAGAAATCGTTATAGAAGATGTAACCATATTACTGTGGTTACATCTTTTTATGTTTCACAACAATAAACACATGTAAAGGAGAACAAAAAAAAACAATGAGCAAAGAACAAGATTTAAGCGGAGTAACATTACTTGGTAACCAAAACACTAAATATAAGTTTGAGTATGATCCAGATGTGTTGGAAAGGTTTGAACTTCAGTTTGCAGATGAGCAGGCGCATGAGGAACAGATCATCAACATCGATTTCTTTGAATGGGTGGGCAGTTGTCCAAAAACAGGTCAACCGGATTTAGCAAGTTTTCATATTTCTTACATCCCAAATAGATTTGCTGTTGAATCGAAATCATTGAAATTATATATGTATAGTTTTCAGAGGCATGGTGCTTTTCACGAACAAGTTACACACATGATAATGAATGATTTAGTAAAATTGTTAGAGCCTCAATACCTCTCTGTATATGGTGATTTCAACAGCCGCGGAGGCTGTTGTTTGCTACCTATATCTATATATGCAGATGAAAATCATCAGGATCTTAAACGGCAGATGCAGATAGCATGCATGACTCAAACATTTACACACAGGCCTAGAACATCTTAATCAAATTGAATGATTATCGAGGTCCTGGATGGTCTTTCAGATATGAAATTTCATGTAGTGATGGCAATGTATTTACTAGCCAAACTAAGTTTACACAACATTACAAATTTTCAGATGCTAAAGTACGGTCATTGTTTGAATCGTCAGATACAATTGAAATCGATGATGTAATCGCTACTCGAAAGAAAATGACAAATAATACACACTTCTTTGATAAAAGCAAAGAGATTAACTGATTTAGTAATCAACCTCAAGACAGTGCTGTTGACCTAGCTTGAGTTATGTGATAATTTTTTTTATATTTTTTAAAAACAGGAGGTTAGTATAATATGCAAGCATATGTATTGTCGAGTGGTGGTGTTGATAGCACTACTGCACTTGGAATTGCAATTGATTCTTATGGAAAAGAGAATGTAAATTCTGTCAGTGTAATGTACGGACAAAAGCATTCACGCGAGCTGAAAGCTGCTGAGAAGATTGCAGATTATTATGGAATCAATCATGAAATATTAAATTTATCTGAGATATACGAAAAATGTAACTGTTCACTCTTAGCACATAGCGATAAAGATGTTCCGGAAGGTTCTTATGCAGAACAATTAGCAGGTAAAACTACTGGTGTAGATACTGCAATACCATTCAGAAACGGTCTGATGCTTTCAGCACTTGCTGCTTTTGCACAATCTACATATCCGGAGGATGACATCACATTGTTCTTAGGTAATCATGCAGATGATAGTGCAGGTAATGCATACGCGGATTGTAGCAAAGAGTTTTCACAAGCAATTGCAAAGGCAATCTGGGAAGGTACTTATAATAAGGTAGATGTTGCAACGCCGTTTGTGCTGTGGAATAAAGCAGATGTCGTTAAGAAGGGTCTTGAATTACAAGTACCTTATCATCTTACAACAAGTTGCTATAATGGTAGAGGGTGTGCCTGCGGGCGGTGCGGTACTTGCCTTGACAGAATTGCTGCATTTAAAGCTAATGGCGTGATAGACCCAATTGATTATGAGATTGATGTTGATTGGTCAGGCTGTAAGAGAATAGAATATGCGGAGGTGTAGTGATGGAAACAATAAGTAGAGTAGAATATTTTGAGGCTGCACATCTTTTGCCTAATCATAGCGGACACTGTTGTAACTTGCACGGGCATTCATATTATTTTAAAGCGACTGTTACGTCTAGCGTCCCTAAAGAGTTCGGCATGATCATGGATTACACATTGCTCAAAGATGCTATGAAAGCTGTAATGCCGGATCATATGTATTTACATTTTAAAGGAAATGAAATAAGCGAAGAAATTGTGAAAGTACTTGACAAGTACGAGCTTAGATATAAAACTTATCCATTTGCTACATCCGTTGAGAATATAGCGCCAGCTATGTTGCATGAATTAGAAGATTATATTCACAATGAATTAGGTCTTATAGATGTTAACGTGGTTGAGGTTGAATTACATGAAACCGAAAATAGCGAATGCAACTATAGAAAGGAATGGGAGATTATATGCTAATAAACGAGATATTTAAATCAATAAGCGGAGAGAGTATTCAAGCTGGTAGACCTGCTGTGTTTATCCGTACATTTTCTTGTCCGCTTCGATGCAGCTGGTGCGATTCTATGTATGCAGTTGAGGGTGATGATTTCAAAGATATGACTGTAGATGAAGTGTTTGCAGAGGTTGAAGCATTAAACTGTAAATATGTTATATTTACGGGTGGGGAGCCTTTGATCCAACAAGATGCTGTGCAGCTCATATTGAAACTTGCTGTTAACAACTATCATGTAGAAATAGAAACAAGCGGTGCTGTAGACATATCAGGAGTTGTAGGTTTAGGCAACGTTACTGTTACTATGGATTGGAAATGTCCATCAAGCGGTATGACTTCAAAAATGTTAGAATCTAATCTCACACACCTATACAGATCTGACGTATTAAAATGTGTAGTAAGTAATGAAGAAGATTTAGATGAGATGCAACGCATATCTGCATTGACTCGAGCTCAAGTATTTGTAAGCCCTGTATTTGGCAGAATAGAGCCGAAGGAGATTGTTGAATACATGATGAAGCACAATTTAAATGATGTGAGGTTTCAGTTGCAGCTGCATAAATATGTGTATAGCATGGATGCTAGAGGTGTATGATATGAAGCAAATAGACGTAGATAAGATTAGAGAATTAGTACCACAGTTTTTAGAAGCGCTCGGAGATAACCCAAATCGTGAAGGTCTCAAAGAAACACCAAACCGAGTTGCTAAGATGTGTGCAGAGATATTTGAAGGAATGTGCTACTCAAATGAAGAAATTGCACATATGTTTGATAAATGCTTTGAAGATGTTAGCACAGGTGATCTAGTTGTTGAAACAGATATTCCAATATTCTCAACCTGCGAGCATCACATTGCAACTATGTACGATATGTCCGTAGCGATAGGTTATATTCCAAACGGTAAAGTTATTGGACTTAGTAAGCTTGCTAGGATAGCTGACATGGTTGGTAAGCGGTTGCAGTTGCAAGAAAGAATAGGCTCTGACATAGCAGATGTAATTGAAATAGTACTCGGTACAAAAGACATAATTGTAGTTATCAAAGGCAAACATGCTTGTATGACTAGACGAGGTATCAAAGCTCGTGAAGCAGTAACTAAAACGGCTACACTTCGAGGTAGATTCGAAACTGATTCGGACTTAAGGTCAGAATTCTATTCGTTGATTAGATGATCCAAACCTTATATCGTTATATGTAGAAAATATAACGGAAGGAGCTAACTATAATGAAAAGATATATCAAAGCATCTATATCAGGAAGTATGCCTGATTGGTTGAGAAAAGAAATCACCCGTGGTGGTTATTCTAAAACTAGATTAATCAACAACTTAGTTAATAGATACAATGTATCTCTCGATACTGCTAATTTCCAGGGTGAAAGACCTGCAAGTAATAATTATCTAACATTTTATTTACTCAGACCTAACGACAATTACTACAGTAGAATAGTTTACTGCCCTGGTATCAACGACGATGAGTCAACTGACATCGGTGGTAGGTATAGAAAGCTTGGGTCTATCGCGAAGTCGAAGTTACCTACAATGGCAGAAGATATCTGCTACTTAGATCTTTCAGATCCAAACAACGTGCATAAGCCTAAATATGATAGGTATCAAGATCCGAGATACAGCTATCGTCATAATAGCAAAGGTACCTACATGGGACAATACAAAGATTATGAGTACTTAGGTGATGGTAAATATAGCGAAGAAGGTACCTGGTCAAAGAAAGGTCGTACAGCTTCTAATGAACGTAAGGCTCGTGATAAGTCCGGATATGCAGTTCCAAGTCCTGAAGACATGATAGCAAGATATTATGAGAGATTCCCTGAGAAGATTACTGATAAGCTTAATGCAGTATATGACAGAATGCTGAAAGTAAAAACAAAGCTTATAAATGTTAATTTCAACACACCTTCAGAATATGGTAGCACAGATCTTCGTAATGCATTCAGTAGATTTGGCGATACTGCTTCTGAATATCAAAAATTGCTTGCTCAGATTGATGAATCTGGTAAGTTAAAGTCAACTAGAGGTTGGAGAGAAGTTGGTCCGCAAGATTTTTCAGAACAGGTCAGCTACATAAATAGTAACTTAGATGACGTTGAAACATATATCGATGACTTCAACTCAGGTAAACGGTAGATAAAGAGGTGCTGTATGAAAAAATATATTAAATCCGCAGTAAGTCCTTGGAAAACAAAATATGAAGTTCATTGGATAAGCCCAGATGGTAAAGATTGCTTGTTAGGTGGGTCTAATGACATTAATGAGATCAATGAAATGGCAAGAGCTCAAGCTCGTCATATATACAGTAGTCCGTTTGAAACACCAGAACGTAAACTTAAATTCATTGAATCAATCTATCTTGTAGAAGTTGCTACTGAATATGATGCAATGTTATCAGATACAGAGGATCTGATTGAACGTATGGTAGCAAAGTTGAAAAGATGATTACCATGTTGTAAATACTAAAATCGTTATAGTAGGTGAAGTAAATGAATGCTTCGCCTACTATTTTTTTTATTTCTTAAATAGAGCCGTAAGGCTCTTAGAAGCCACCTACCTTTAGGTGGGTGGTAGTTCACGTTAGGGAGGATAAGTGATGACAGTACTTTTTAAGGATGGCACTCTGGTTAATCCACCACTAAACCCACTACAAGAGAAATGGAATAAGTTGTATCCATCTTGTGCGACTCAAATAGATGATTATTACAGATGCATGTGGTGTGATAAATGTCCAAACGGAGAGCATTGGAAATGTCCTGATGAAGACACGGCAGCGTATCAAGTTTGGCGATTTGAAATAGATCAGTACTATGAAGTACATGGTGGATTTGAAAATGTGATAATGCCATTCAATATAAGAATACAAGGAGATGAATAAATGAAATCGTTACAGTATGTTATAGAACATTATGATGAAATTGAACCAGATAAATTTTTTGATACTAGGTGGACCACAAGATTTTTACAATTTCTTCCTATAGAATATTTTGAAAAATTCGGATATAAATATACAGGCGATGCAAATGAGCGTAAAGTTGTAGAGTGGACTGAAGAAAATGTATTAGCTCAACTTAAAGAGGATGTTGAATTTGCAATTGAAAAATCTACAGACCATCGCGGAATATCTGCAGGACTCATGTATGACGTACTTCGTGCTTGGTGTATTGTTCTAGAAAATGATTTAGAAAACACAGAGTATGGTTATTATGGAGATAAACTCATAAAGAAACTAGATGAATATTATAAATTTGGCTTAGTAGATGAAACTACATTTGACAGAGATTTCTATGATGATTGGAGTTAAGCACATGAAAAGATATTTAACATTAGCTCAAGCTATGGAAGCTATAACACGAGGTGAAACTTCTGAAGAATATAGAAAACGGCAAGATAAGATTCGCAGATTAGCTAATGAACGTGATGATTTGATTGACGCTATTGAAGTGTTGGGTGATGATCCTCGTGCAGAAAAGAAACGAATTCGACTTGAAAATGTGCTTAGGATGATTGATGAATTACTGTAAATGTAGGAGAAAGGAGAAAACTGTATGCAGATAGTAATAGACATATCAGATCGCATCTATGAACATATCAGTGAGTACAACAAGATATTCGATAGCGAATACGATTATATCGTCAAAGCTATCATACACGGTACATCACTTCCAAAAGGACATGGAAGATTGATTGATGTAAGTAAATTAAATCAAGATATATTCGATGATAATTGCTGGCAATGTTCTACTATGGAAAGCCCAAATGAGGGCTATTCACTTAAGGCTATTAGAAATGCAGAAACAATAGTTGAAGCTGACAAGGAGGCGTAGAAATGGAACTCGAAAAATTAAGCGGAGTTGAATTAGGTGGGTTAGTTAATACTAAACAGATTTCACCTAAAGAAGTAATCAAGTACTTTGCAGATAGGATAGAAGCATTCAATCCAAAACTTAATGCATTCACGTATACAAAATTTGATGAAGCACTAGAAGAAGCAGAAAAACTTGAGCAGCGAATTATGCATGGTGAAGACGTAGGGCCATTTGCAGGCGTACCTGTTGGACTTAAGGACTTTCTACCTGCGAAAAAGGGGTGGACTGCAAGCCATGGTGGAGTTAAATCATTTATAACAGTTGATACAGAAGACTGTACATTTTGGAAAGCTGCTAATAAACTCGGCTGTATTGCGATCGGTAAAACAAATGCACCGTCTTTTGGATTCAGAGGAACTACATATAACAAGATGTATGGGAATACTTGTAATCCATTTAACTTAGAATATAACTCAGGTGGATCTTCTGGAGGTAGCTGTGCTGCTGTAGGAGGTCGTTTAGTCCCACTTGCTAGTTGTGGTGATGCTGGAGGCAGTACACGTGTTCCATCTGCATGGTGCAGTACATTTGGGTTCAAACCCTCCGCAGGACTTGTACCGAGTGTCTGCAGGCCTGATGCTTGGGCAGCTACGCATCCTTATTGCTGTGATGGACCTACAGCTAGAACTGTTTTAGATTCTGCATTGATTGTAGAGCAGATGATGAAATATGATCCAAAAGATCCAATCAGTGTGCCTTTAGCACATAAATCATTCAGTGCAGCTATACATGCAAGTTTACAAGGAAAGAAAATTGCAGTTACTTATGATTATGATATTTTTCCTAACGTAGATCCGCAGATTAAGAAAGCGGTGGATTCTGTTGCAGCTGTTTTAAAAGATGAGGGCGCTTTTGTAGATTATGTTAACTTTAAATTCAATCACAGCCTCGAAGCGATGGAAGAAGCTTGGCTTCGTAGTATCAGTGTAGATAGCGCTGTGGATTTAGAATTAATGAAACAAACTGGATTTGACTTGATCGGTGATCATGCAGAAGATCTACCAGAACAGATGATTAAATGGGTCAACCTCGCATTTAATTCTACTATGATGGATTATAGAAAGTTCCATGATATTAGAACAGACATCCTAGATGCTAATTTAGCCATTCTTAATAATTATGATATTATTATTTCTCCAGTAACATCATGTATGCCTGTTAAGAATGAAGATGAAGATACTAAAGGGCCTTCTTCTAATCCGAATAGTCCTGGAAGCGATTGCGAAGAACTTATCGGGTTCTGCCAAACATGGTTGCAGAATATGACCGGAAATCCAGCTGCTTCAGTCCCTGCCGGGTTAGGTGATAATAACTTGCCAATAGGTGTACAGATTGTTGGCCGAAGATACTTTGATGAAGACATTTATACAGTTGCAGGCACTGTTGAACGATGCCTCCCTTGGAAAGATTACTACACGAGAATCGCAATGTAACACAAATCGTTATAGTAAGCAGGTAAGCTAAAATATAAGTTTTATAAATTTTTATAAATATACATAAATTTTTAAGTATTTATATTTATAAAACTTACTAAAAAGACCTTCTGAATGATAAATCTGTGCTTCAGAAGTAGAGAACCGATATTTCACTTTCGATTCTTTGACCGCAGACAAAATATTTTTCCAAGATTCTAAGTTAGGAATATCGATACCTAATTCTTCCAACGATAAGGTAAGTTGATTTTTAACTAACTCTAGTTTTGGATAAATAACTGTCTTTTGATGCGATCGTCTACTAAAAATATACTGTGTTGCAAATTCAAATCCTCGCCTACCTATCTCAATAGAGGCTAAACATTCATCTGGTAAATGTTCTTGTCTAAAAACAAGATTACCTATATAAGAATTGTATTGTGGCTGTACTTCTACTAAAGTAGTAGAACTTGAATTTATATGTTTCTTTATTTGGTTAACTAAAAGATTTCTATTCCAATTATTATTTACTAATCTATTAAAATCACGACCTAATTTCTTATCAGAAGCTTTTATATTTAAGTCTTCAATAGAAAATATCTCACAATGATAATGCCTACATAAGGTAAATAAGTCTTTAGCAATATGTATAATTTCATAGTTACGCTTATTTGTTATGTATTTATGAAAATTACTATCAGATGCAACTGATTTAGAATTTCTATAATCATTAAGTGGTTTAAGACTAAAAGTACCTGACTGAATCATAGTGTATTTATTTTCAGCAAACCAGTCAACAATTGACCAACCTATACTATTTGGATTTAAATCTATTGCCATAACTCTATTAAATTTAACTTTATAATCATAAGTTTTTAATGAGTTATAATCAAAAATAAGATAAACATAATCCAAATCTAATTTATAAGTTATTGCAACTTGTTTGTTATTTTGCAGTTCTATTAGCCTATTGAGTTCTTTGAGTCTTTTAGTGCCTACTTGTTGTAATTTTAATTCAAAGTGTTGCTGCCTATTCAACTTAAACATAATAGTTTGATTGTTTACTATATCAAATAGGCGATTTGCTTTCTGATTTGCTTCACCTATTGAATTTATTGGTCTTAATCGTTTAAGCAAAAATTCATCTTTATCTATTTTATGCTGACATCTTTGCTTAAAAAGACACTTACCACCAAAAATAATATGTTTATCAGAATGCTCTACTAAAGATTTTGCATCATATATAGCTGAATTTCTTAAATGAGACCCTATTAAATCACAATTATTAAGATTTTTCTGTAACTGCGTAATTTCAGAAGTTTTTAATTTTGAATTCTCTACTAATCGATTATAAGTGAATTTAAGTACAGAATTATACTGTCTAATAACATCTAAAATTGAAGTATTACAAGAATATTTAATTTTAAGAGTTATTAGATTTTGTTTCATTCTCTAGTTCCCTTCTTAGTTTATTTAATTTACGCCTGTGTGAATAGGATTTCATTGTAAAATAATGAATAACAGATATAAGGTCATCTGTAAGTTCTTGTTCATAAGATTTATTTTCTATTGAGTCATTTAAAACAAGTATCTTACAACCAAAATAACTAAAAAACTTTTCAAGCATATCGAAACCAAAACGAACAAGACGGTCTTTATTTTCAATAATTAACAATTCAACATCACCGTGAAATATCATTTGGCAGATTTTATTAAAGTTTTTTCTGTCAGATGACATACCAGAACCGATATCTTCATATTGTTCATCTAAGGTAAGACCTCTTGAAGTACAACTATCATAAATTCTTTGTGTTTGTTCTTTTAATTGTGATTTTTGTGATTGTGTAGATACTCTTGAATATGAAATTACTTTAGTACTATGTGTTTTTTGCTTCTTACCTATGAATCTAAGCACATCTTCATCATTATATTCATATCTACCATTTGATAATTTTGTTACTCTAATAACGCCTTCACGTACATATCTATTAAGAGTAACACGATGAACTTGTAAAAGTTCTAATGCTTCTTTTGCTCGCATTATATCATTCCTTTCATTTGTAGATACATATATATTTTGATGAGTTCATAAAAATAAAAGGTTAAATATTTATAAAAATTTATAATTATTTATATTTTTGAAATAATAATATAAAGTTTACCTGCTATTTCTTTGTAAAAGAACCTTATTTAATTATGATAGATGTAGATAACAAGAACGATGAAGATATGCAGCATTATCATTTCACAACTGTGATGAACATGATAATTGATAAGTAGGAGGTACAGAATGAAACGATATATAAAATCAACATATACATATGATCCATGGGAACGTGCAGACCTTAGTGAGTGGTCAGATGCTGATATTGAAATCTGGAACAACACTGATTGGAAAGCTAGAAACTATGAGACATTATATGTATATGATGATTCATTTGAAGGTACATTATACATATATGGATTATCTGACAGAGTTGTAAAAGTTCCTGCAACGTTTGTAAAAGCTATTGAACCAAATACTATCTATTCTCCAAAATATGTAATACCGGATTGGTGGAATAGCGATATTTATAAGAGATTCAAGAAAATGGGCTATACTATTTATTCTCCGTCCTGTGAACGCAGTACTCATGTTAAGGATGGTGTTACATATCGTGTAGCTGACAGAAGTGATACAGATGAATTATATGATATGTTATCGAGATAAGGAGCTGTTATGCAGATAACCCGAAACCCGAAAGTAGAAATATTGAAGATTGCTACTTGTGATATCATAGATAAACAAGTTATTAAAGCTGGTATGTCTTCTCGTGAAATTACAAAGAATATGATCCGTGTTAATTCATCTAACATCTGGTCATATTGTGTAGATATAAAACGTGCTGAAGACAAAACCTGCAATTTGTATATTCAGTTTAAAGGTAACAATGGTGGGGCTGGTGATGTATACGTATACTTCGATGTTCCAATTATCATATATAGAAAGTTAATAAGCGCTCCTTCAAAGGGTCATTCGTTTTGGCAGTACATTAGAGGTAAATATCCATTCGCTAAACTCACTGGAGATAAGCGAACAAAACAAAAAGGCGGAGTTAATTCATAAAGTGAGGTAATAAATATGAGAACAGTACTTGGTGCAGATATACAAGAAGCAGAGCAGATAGGTACAACCTTTTACATTATAACTGAAGATGCTCTTAAGTCAGTATATGAAAATGATAGTAATATTGTTATGAAATATCTTGTAAACGAAGGTGGATTCAATGCATTTGATTTAAGTCATCTGTATGGGTCTGAGATGATAGGCGATGACTTCGTCTTATGTGTAACTGATGGATATGGAATTAACATATTAGGCGAAGAAGTTGATCCAGAACTTGCATTAGAGGATTTTGGATTCAACACACTATATGAAGCAGGTTACGTAGTTGAGGCTGATGATACTATCATAAAAAGATATCTCAGCAAATATGAGATCTCACCTTCGGTAGACATTGATGATGCAGCTATTGAATTACTTAATGCCGGTCATCATCTTTATCAGATAGTAGAAGATGCGCAAGAACTTGATCTACTCTAAACGATCTTAATTGCCATATTTGAGATATACGAAAGCGGCGAATACTAGGGCGAAAGTATTCGTCGCTTTTGCATTGTTACTCAATATCACCTTCAAAAGCATCTCGCAAATCACGCTGTGCTTTTAATCTGCAATAAAGCGTGTTTTCAGCTTGCGGTAAATTTGCTTTAAGTATATACATATCTACATCATAGATTTCTGACATCTCTTTAAGGTGCTTATCATCTAATTTAGATTCTTCTGCGATCATTTCTTGTATAAGCAGTTCTTGTATGGTGTTATACTTATCTGTAATCAATCCTGAGCAGTTATTAACATTTGGTGATGAAATAAATAATGCATGCTCGTCTAGATCTGCTGTGTATAATACACCGAATATTGCTTTCAATGATGTCATTTTTTCAGCAGATAAATTAACACGAGGGTCAGATAAATCTTCATAAGTTACTTTGCCCCAATGTTTACCTATCATATCACCAACTTCCATACATAAAGAGCGACGAATTGAATATTTAACTTCATTCAACTCTCGCTCTATCATTTCACCTATACGGGGTTTGAAAAACACAGTAAATGCGAGGTCATCTCTATATGCTTTGTGCGTTTCGTCACCCTTCCATTTATACCACCAGAAACATTCACAGAAGTGTAAAAGTGCTGATTGTAGCTTATCTTCATAAGTTACTGTGGTATTGTTGATAAATGTATGTGTTGCTATAAAACCAAAAAACGCGTAATTTAGTTCTATGATCTCATCTCGCTCCTTAAGACAATTCATACGAAGTGCTTTATCTTGGGGCATAGATTCATAGATTTCTAAAGTACGCTGCTTAATATACGCATTGTTGTTCGCCACATTTGTTGCCATCTCGGTTACTTCCTTTACTCAAAACTTTACATATTATTTCCGTGAAGTACACAGATTAACTTTACAGCAGGTGCTCACTCGCACATGAACTGTTAAAAATTGTGGGAAAAATATTTTTTTTGAATTGTAGGGTTGTGGGTATAGATCATAGAATAGTAGAAATATGTAAAACTGTCTACATTATTAATATATAATAAAAATAGACAAAAATCAACTGGTTTCTTATTAAATTTAACGAATTTTTTTTCATAAAAATGAGCCCACCAAGTTAATGGCAGGCTTGAACAGATTCTTAGATTATTTGTTCAACTGTTTCATCGCTGTTTGCAGTTCTGCAAGATCGACATATGACATATTTGCTAAGATGTGTGTGATTTGCGATCCGGATGCTATAATATCGCAGTCCTTAACTTCTATAGACGGCATACGCTGAAAATGTAATCCGCATATGCTTGTATCTGCATCTATACATGCTGTCAAAGTATATGTAGGAATACCATAAAATGCACTTGCAGTCTGTATTGAATTGAATGTGAGCTGATCTTCTATACATCTTATAATACATTCATTATGAGCCTTTGTAAAATATAGATCTACAGCATTGATCCACTGCAAATTAGTTACTGCATTATTATGCGTGTCTCCATCTAAGTGTAGTATTACCCACCTACCTATCTGTATGTTTGGTTTAGGCAAGAATGCATCAGCAACTAGTCTATGTACTAACAACTGTTTACCTCGTATACAAAACGTCAAATACTTGCCCGATTTAGACAATCTCATTATTTCATAATGATCACCATAATTCTCTCTTATGTTACCTGCATCGGATATTTCATATCCTAGTGGTAATCCATCAATGTGTTTCCAAGTTTCATTCATATCATTGACCTCCTTTGAATTATTCAATCTAACCTACATGTTATACTACACAATTATGCGTATTTTCTATAACGATTTTATGATTTCATATAGAATATGTACATGTATTATAGCAAATTTGATACTTGAATTCAAGATGCAAAACGGATGATTTTACATGTGAAAATCTGATAAGTTCTGCTAGATTTTCTAAATAACTTTTGATAATTTATGTTAAATTTTATAATATCAATTTGATATTTTACACTTATTTTCTCCGGAATTTTTAAGTTTAATAAAGTGAGTGATTAATATCAAAAGTACTTATATAAAATTAGGTAGAAAATTGCAAAAGTGATGTAGAAAAAGTGACAAAAAGTTGCAAAAGTGATACAGAATATTTCCCGTTTTACTCCAAAAATCTAAGGCCGCAATATTAATAATATTAATTCTTTTAATATTAATTTAATAATAATAATATTAATTAATATTAATTAAGCTCGCCACACAGTAGTGGCTCGCAAGCGCCCTCCAAACCTCACTAAAAAATAGCTCGCAAAGCTCGCTAGCTCACTTCGTTCGCCTCACTAAAAAATCACTCAATAGTAAAAATTTAAGATCTACGCATTGACATTCTTTGAAACTGAGATTTTACCGCTACGCACAATCGACAGATCAATCTATGGGGTAAGGTCAAACTTTTTAAAAGAATCTTAAAATCAGCTATTGACTTCTTGGTCAAGTTATAATATACTATTGGTGTAGGGTTAAATAGAATAGATTTCGGTCATGATATCATCTGTCATTTACTTATTCTTGCTGTTTATCATGTCCACGTAGAAATTACTTCTAGCGGGTGCGGCGTTAGAATGTGAGATTGTCTGGTGGAGACGGCGGCCGCACCTGTCGCCTCCGCACAGTTCCAGTTTTATAGTAGCCGGTAGTGTTCTAGACACTACGTCGTGAGTCACTAGCTGTGGAAAGAGGACAATCTCACATTCTAACGCCGCACCCGTTTTGTTGTACTAAATTCGTTATAGGTTATGCGGAACTAATTGTTCCAGTTGCTTAGTTAGGAGGTACAGAACAGTGGATGTTCATAGTGCCAAAAAGAGTGTTGAAAAATTACTTGCATATGTTGAAGAAGTATCTTCAAATGAGTCTAAGCTCTATACTAAGTCTCGTGATAGGTTGAGAGAAATTGCAGATAACTGTAATCAAGTTGTTGCACTCATATCTGATATATTGCAGGAAGAGATACTAAAAGATGATAGCGATGAATTCGGGGAAAGTTCATCAACTATATCTGATGTATTAGATGACATGGAGTATCAGATAACTAAAGTACAAGATTTCACTAGAGGGTCTGCAGAGTCACAAAGATCCGAAACGTCTGCATTACTTCAAGCATCCGAAACTACAGCGTCTCAAACAGCACTTTCAATCAATCTACGACGCAAAGTGTTTGCAAACTATACTGAATGTTTAGCTCAGTTACCTGCCGCATCAAAATCAGGTCCTATATATGCACAGAGATGTGCAAGTCTATTGTGGACTTGGTTTGAAACTAGATTTCATAAAACTATCACAGGTAGCACGTTCAAGTATAGTATGCGAAAGTTTCCAGAATGGGTGCAAGGTGTGGTGGTCATGTATGGTAAAGCGATCCACGATAACAGTGTAGCATCATTTGAGTTTGAGTTTCAAAATTGGATTGATTCGCTTGCGACTACTGATGCTAAGAACAAATATGTAGTACCTTATCCGGTGTATCAATTCTGCAAGAATCATAGTCCACAAGATATGACGCTAGATGCAGTAGTGCTGTGGGATATCTTATTAGACAAAGGTTTAGACAAATTATGCACAGATAACAAACAAGATCTCTATCTTGATCAGTATAGCATCTACAATCTGTGCAATTCGTTAAATCCTGTGTTACTTGATAACTATCAGGACTATGCTAATCACCCTGAAATATTTACTACATTAGGATGGGAGGTGTAAGCTATGGGAAGTAAACGTAAGAAGCCGCTTGAATTTCTGCAGCTTACTAGTACAATTAAATATCCACCATCTGTAAAAGGTGAATTATCTACAGTGCATTCTACATTCATAGATCAGGTGATAGATATATTTGATAATACAAATGCTTGTAAGAATAAGATAATTCATGCATTTAACTGCATCAGTTGGATGTATATTTCTAAAGACAGTAAACCACTTACTTGGGATGCAAAAGATCCATGGAATACTTTTACCAACTATGATGAAGACATACTTGAAGATAATCTGAAAGATTTTTATATCAACATGAAGGATATAGATTGGGTAGATGTCCCAATTCAAGCATCTGATTCAGCAGTAAACGCTGTAGCCAGTGAAAAGCTTTCATCTGAGCCTGCTAGCTCGCCTGAGAAGAAAGGATTTAAGCATGTACCAAATACCGATCCAATTAAAGTTACACCGCTTGATCAGCCTGCTACAATATTCAAAGAAACAGATAAAAGTGATTTATACATACAGCCGCCTACTGTGCCTAGATTTGATTCATCTAGGGCATATGCATCTGGGGCAATTGATGGTACTGTATTTACTGTATACATCAGCTATCCCGAAATCCCTACAAAGCAGAATGAGATTTCGGCTACTACGGATGTAAATCGGATGACAGATAAAGATCTGATTAAGTTATTTCCTAACACGTTCATTCGTACACGTGCAGAATGTATGTATCAACTTTGTGAAGATATCGAATTGCATCCACAGCTAGGCCTCATATTACCTGTTCATGGATTCACTCGAAAGCAGTTAATTGATAATGTTATTAGATATCCACATCTTTTTAAACTTCAGAAAGACGTAGACGGTAACATAGAAAGTTTCTACAGTACAATTGAAATTGATGGCGAGTTGCATAAGATTTCAGATGTATGGAAACAACTGCCTGAATCTTCTTCAATTCCTTACACAAAAGAATTTATCAAAGAATATGTAGTGCGTAGATACTTATTAGAGCGAGATATCAAACATATACAGCATCGTTATAATATATATGGTTCACTTGACCCATTCTTAACACTATTTACTACAGCAGCTGATTACAATAAAATGGGTTATACAGATGCAGTTGAGCTAGCTAGATCTTGTGTAGCTGCTCGTGTTAATTATAAGCGAACTAGGAATCCTGTGTTGAGGAGGTTATCAGAAAATGTATAATTGTATCTTCACAGCACATTGTATTGAAAACTTTTGTGATAAATCATGCCCAATACTTGCAGAGACTTCATATTTATTAGAGCGAAACAGTATACAATCTACTAATGCTGTATTCAAAGCAAGTCCTGATAAAATTCAAAAAACTTTACAGTTACTTGATGCTAGTGAGGGTCAGTTAGTCAGTTATGAAGTAGGTGCTAAAGATAATACAATTTATGAAGCCGATTTGCTTACATATTGCGCAATTTGCCAAAATTGGAAAGGCAGTCGACTACATTGTACTGTATACAATCTCAGATATTCTAAATACATTGATGAGATAAAGAAGTCCTGGAAAGGTGCCGAATCCGAAGAGCTACAGTACATGCGAATATGGCACGATACTGCAAAGATATTAATTATATCTAATACAGATTATGTAAGCTTTACAGATTTTGAGTCACAAACTTTATTGAATCTGATTCAGCAGCGACAATCTGAAGGATTAACTACTATAGTAGTGAGACCTTATGGTGGTGGCATTCGTGCAACTAATTCTAACAAATATGTGTTCACCACATTGCTTCAAGAATTATTGAATAGAGCCTCTCGAATAGGGGGTGATAATTCTTGATTGCGTCAATTGAACTTCAGATAATTTCAAAACTTATAACTAGTGAAAATCAACAAGAAATAGATACATTATGCAACTATGACCCGTCTTATTATTCCGTGTTTCATAATCAGATTAAATTCATATTTGATCATCTATCCCAATACGGAGTTGTTCCTGATGCTTTTACATTCCAAGCTGAATTTCCAGATATCAACTTAATCACAGTCAATGAACCACTTACTTATTTGACCCGTGAAATTCGTAAAAATAAGCAACGAATTCTGATACGAGAGACATTTAACAAGATCAAAGATTTAGGTTCAGAAGATGTTACAGAAGCTTGGGAGTATTTGAATAGACAATGTGACAGAGTTGCACAACTTGACGAAAATAAACCAATGGATATCATCCATGAAGCACAAACACGTGCTGATCAAGTCAAAGAATTTGCCAAGCAACGTAGAATACCAACAGGCTTTGCTGAAATAGACAAACTCATGTATGGTGGATTATCTACGGTAGAAGAGTTGCTACTCATCATAGGCCGTACTGGTATTGGAAAATCGTGGACATTAACTAGAATAGCAGAATCTGCACAGAAACATGGATTTAATGTTGGATATTATTCTCCTGAGATGCAATCATCATATATCGGAACTCGATTTGATACTTGGAGAGGTCATTTCCAAAATAGCCAGCTGTTCCAAGGTAAATATACAGAACAGTATGAAACATATATCAAAGAATTGCAAGCTGATAAAGATAGTGCTTCACTGTATGTCATAGAAGATAAAGATATGTCAGAAGGTGAGGTAAATGTAGCTAACATAGAAAATCTCATTAAGCGATTTAATTTACAGCTTGTGATTGTTGACGGTTTGTCTTACATGGCTGATGTACAGAAAGCTCCTACAGATCATATCAAGTACAAAAACATCTGTAACGGCTTATTCAAATTAAGCAAACAGTATGGTTGTGCAATGGTTGTAGCGATGCAGGCTAATAGAGAAACTAAGCTGAACTTAGATGATAAGGGCGTCGCATTCCCTGATCTATACAATTGCGAGGGAAGCGATCACCCAGCACGCATATGTACTCAAGCTTGGTCACTTCGTCAGATATTTGATAAACACGTATTAGACGTCAGGCTTGAAAAAGCAAGAAATGCAAACAATCAAAAACCTATTCTCAGCTACGCTTGGGATGTTAATACAGGAAACATGCAGTACTTGCCAGGTGGTGATGAAGATCCAATGATAAATAACTCAGTAGTTCCATCAATGCCTACAGTTTCTACGCATACATCTACTTCAGATAGTGCGGTGTTGGATGATGATTTAGGTGATGATTGGGATGATGAAGATGTTGAGTTCTAGGAGGTAGCTGATGCGAAAGCTTTTCAACATTCCTGAAAGTGCATCTACTGGCGAATGCAGATGGAGATCTGTCAAAGGTTATGAAGGTCTGTATGAGGTCAGCTCTTTAGGAGAAGTGAGGCGCATAGGTCAAAATGTACTGAAGCCATATCGGGGTCAAGTGTACTTGTCCAAAGACGGTAACGTGTCTACAATTCGTGTAAGTAAGCTTGTAGCAGAAGGATTTCTAGAAGGATATACGCCCGATACACCAGTATTTCATCTATCTGGTAATTCCGATGCAGTGAGTAATCTTTCTATAGTATCTCCAGAAGTTGTGGATGATGAGATTTGGAAATCTATACCAGGCTATGAAGGCAGCTATCAGGCGAGTAGGTATGGCAAGATACGAAGTGTCGGCCGCTTAGTTAGTTACAACGGCGGAGTTGTGTTTAGAGATGTGCATGAGCTAAAGCTTCATGTAGGTGCTGACGGATATGAACATTGTATGCTGTCAGTGAGAGGTGAATCAAAATTGTGTAGCGTACATAGATTAGTAGCATCAGCTTTCATACCAAATCCAGGAAATTTGCCTCAGGTTAATCACAGAGACGGGAATAAGATCAACAACAATGTTGAAAATCTAGAATGGGTCACTAACATAGAGAACCTTCAACATTCAATAGAATTAGGTTTGAGAAATCCAAAAGTTTGCGGAGAACTTTCAAAACAGATATGTGGGATACCTGTAAGGTGCGTCACTGACGGTACTGAATATCGAAGTTTAGCCGAAGCTGCACTTCGATATAATTTAGATAGTAGCACTATCAAGCGGTCTGCTAGTGAAGGTGTAGATGTTAAAGGATTACAGTTCGAATTAATAGAAGGGAGAGATTGAATCATGGGATTTTTTAATGAAGATGGCGATTGGGAAGATCGAGAACTTGAAACTTATGAAGAGATTGTAACGTGTTCGCATTGTGGTAAGAAGTACAGACAAGTAAGTGAGGAACAGATAGCAGGATTTCGAGATAGATCCGAAGATATTTGCCCTTATTGCCATGAGTCTAATGGTAGTAGTATGTCCTGGGATTACTATAATCGCCCAATTGAATCTGAATAATTACGCGAGGTGATCTGAATGGCAGTAGATATAATTCAGATTGTAAATATACTTGAAGCTCATGGATTGTTACATCCTACTAAGCAGATGCAAGATTGGTATCAATGCAAATGTCCATTTCATGGTGGTGGTAACGAAAAGAAACCATCGTTTGGTATAAGCTTACATGATCAATATCGAGGCGGTCAGAGTTATCCTGCAGGTATGTATCATTGCTTTGCATGTGGTGCTTCTGGCAATTTAGTTAAACTTGTTACTGAGATACTTAAGCTTCATGATATCAAAATGACGGGGCAAGAATGGCTTATTGCAAATGTGCCTGGATATGATCCGGAAGCTGATTTTGATTATCTCATACCAGAATCCATGATGGATGCAATAAACAACAAGTATGCGATTGATTATATCCAGAAGATAACACAACCACAGCCTGATTACATTAGTGAGGGAGAATTAGCATCTTATAGATTTATTGTACCTTACATGTATGAGCGAAAACTCACAGATGAAATCATTGAGAAATATGATGTAGGATATGATGCTAAGTGGGTACCTCCAGGTAGAGTTAAACCTGTGCCTTGCATCACATTCCCTATACGGGATGCTTCAGGTAATACATTGTTTCTATGTCGACGTAGTATACAAGGAAAACTATACAATTACCCACAAGGCGTAACTAAACCTGTATATGGCATTGATATGATCCCAGAAGGCACTCATTCATTAGTGATTTGTGAAAGTTGCATCAATACGCTTACAAGCGTAATATATGGAAAACCTGCAGTTGGCTTACTAGGTACCGGTAATTCATATCAAATACAACAACTTAAGCAATTAGGTATGGATGAGTTTGTAATTTGTACTGATGGAGATGATGCTGGTAGACATGCTGCACAGAAATTAAAAAAGCAGTTACAATCTGTTGCGTTTGTATGGGTCATCCCAATGCCTGATGGTAAAGACCTGAACGATTTAACTAAAGAAGAATTTGATCAGCTGTATGCTGAAAGGGAGTGATTTTCATGATAAACAGTTGGAAAGAAATCATAGGCATATTAGCTACAATTTTAGTACTTATCAGCTTCACTCAATCGGATGTTAAGAAGATACGCTATATCAACATAGTTGGGTGTATACTGTTTGTAACATATGGGTTGTTGATCGGTGCATTTAGCGTATGGTTACTGAACGGAGCATGCTTAATCTTACATATATATAAATTACGCAAAGAATCAAATTCTTGAAAGGGTGATGCTTAATGCGAAGTATAGTAACAGGTAACTTAGAAGTTTGCTGTTTGTGCGGGAGCATGGACAATGTTGAATTACATCATTGCATTCATGGTAGTAAAGAGAAGCGAAGTCTAGCTACACAGTATCATCTACTTGTAGGTTTATGCTCTAGCTGTCATCGAGGCCCAGAAGGTGTTCATAGTAAACTAGGTCAATACAAGGATCTTCAACTTAAATCTGCAGCACAAGAAGCTTGGATAGCTCGTAAGTTGAAGAAAAGTGATGTTAAAACGTATGAACATGGGTTGAAGAAGTGGATGGAGATATTTGAAACAGACTTCACGGCAGAATACAACAAGTTAGAAGAAAATCGTTAAAATATTTAAAATTGGGCTTGATTTTTGGTCAAAATCCGTCTATAATAATATACATAGCAACGTCATACGAAATAATATATCAATACTTATCGAAGACGTCAACAAATTTCAAAATTGGAGGTATTTCATATGTCTACAAAGTCTGATCTTTATACAACTCGTGAACTTTTTTCCCAGTATGTAAATTACAACGCACCGTTGTCTTATGAAGCGTGGCTCGAAGTAGCTGACGACCTTAAGGCAGCGGTTTTATATTGCCAGTTTTTCGAACAGATTACACTTGCTTGGTATAAGCTTAAGAGTGTCTACTCAACAGAAGCCGATGGTGTAGCGGAAGTGCTCCAGTACCTGCAGAAGAATGTAGAGCTTATAAAGGCCGATAGTAAGAAGTTTACACCAGGATACATCTATAAGGTAGTTTATAACTGCCTTTACTGCCTCTGTAGAGATCCTAATCGCTACAAGAAGGCTTATGAGAACGAATGCAGCAACATTCAGAATTCTTCAGATGGTGAGTTTGATTTATTCGATACTTTTGCAGATACTAATCACACCATCGAAGCACACATTGCTGCTGAAGCAGAAGCAAGGATCTGGCGAGCTATTGAATCTCGTGGACGTAAGACCATCATAGTAGTAGCTGAACTTATTGGTGAAGAGTATGATTGGACAGATGAAGAAGCAGATCTCCCAAAGGCTAATGAACCGTGGAGGATGAAGTGGAAGAAGCATAAGTGTAAGGTTGACAAGTATGCACGAAATGCTATACATTCTCATACAAAGTATCCTTCTGGTACTGAAGGCGCTACTGAAATCATTTCAGAAACTTATTTAGGTGATGACACATATAAGATCGAGTATCGTGAATATGTTAAGGATACATACAAAGGTGCTAAGAAGTTTTCAAAGGAAGATCATGAGAGTATCAGTCCAGATGAGAGAGCCGAAATCATAAATTTCCTTAGAGATCTTTTCGGTGAGTATAGAGAGTCTTTTGCATGATGATGGAGGTGTAAATATGAGCTACATACCCGATTTAACTGAGCAGTTTCCTGAAGGTTTTGGTGGAGTCGATATGACGGATTCATATTTTTCACCTGGTCAGGGTGAATATGATGAATTCTATGATATTCATAATTTCATAGACGATGTTGAAGAGATTAGAGATGTACCTAAAGTATTCAAAATTGATGATACATACGAATTTACAGATTGGTTCACAGGTGGTGTAGCTACGTTGATTGTAGTTGCACGTACTGATGATACAGTTACATATCTTGAACGTCGTCGTGAGATTGATGGTGAATACGAGCACAAGCGTTGCAAGAAAATCGTCAAAGATGCTGTAGGTGATGAATATTTCGTCATGTATGAGTATGGTGGAGATGAAGCTAGAGTATATGCAGAATAAGGAGGATATATGGGAGCAACAGTTTCATATAGATGTGAATTTGAATCATGTTATATACAGAATTCAGAGTTACACGCACACAGATATAAATTAGAAGTTACCGTTGATGGCCCTGAACGATATAAGAATGAAGGTCAGGTCATAGACTACAAAGTTTTAGCAAAACATGTGAAAAGTATCTGCCCAGATAAATCATTTTTAATTGGTACAGATTCCATACAAGAAGAACATGCAGTAGCTGAGTGTATGAAAGTATGTGGTATACCTGTAACTTATAGATCACACAGACTTACTATTGAAAGTTTGTGCGAGAGTCTTGCTTGTGAGTTACAAGATTTGCTTAATAGACATGAGCCATGCGTTCGTGTTATTGAAGTTAAACTACGCGAAACTAACGATTCTCTTGCAACATGGTCGTTGTAACAGAGTAAAATCGTTATGATATATGTATCAATAAATGTCAATGAAAGGAGAATATGAACATGGCATTTAAAAGTGTAAAGCAGTATAATGAAGAGAGGTATGGTGGACTATTCAGATTAGTCAACGACAATGATTCTGCAGATGTAATATTTCTGTATAGAGGTGTTGAAGACGTATTAGTCGGTGATACACATTATATCAAGTCAGCCGAATATTCTGGATATGTTCATTGTACTGGCAGAGGTTGCCCAGCATGCGGTAAGGGTATTAGGGTGCAGACAAAGCTGTTTGTACCTGTGTACAATCTTACAGAAAATGAGATTCAGTTCTGGGACAGATCGGTTAAGTTTGAAAATCAGCTTAGTTCTGATGTATTCAGCAAGTTTCCAAACCCGAGTGAATATGTATTCCGCATAACTCGTCATGGGGTTGCAGGTGATATAAATACCACGTATGAAATTACAGTCATTGGAAAGAATTCTCAGGAGTCTTATGATCAGATCCTTAGTAGATTTGGTATTAAGATGCCAGACCACTATGATACAATCTGTAAAGAATTTGATGCAGCTAAACTTAGTGATCTGCTAGCTAAACCTGACACATCAAACTACAGTGATGATCTTCCAGATTATTCTGTAACTCCAAGAAACATTTCTGCAACATCTACCTCGTCTGATATGATTCCGCCGGTATACGAAGCTGTACCGCAGGATACTATGTTACCTCCGGAAGATTTTGCAGAAGGTAATGACGAAGGTGATGATGTAGATGATGTATCATTCTAATGATCATATACTTACATCTTTTCCTCCATATAAGTACGCAGGATAGTTCCAGTATTCTGCGTACTTACTTCTATTTTTAATCGGAACGAGGTGGTATATTTGGGATTATTTAGCAAATCTCAACTAGAACAAATTAATCAAATAGCTGCAAAGAGTAAAGAGCTTAATACACCTACTAAGTCAACCACACGTAAGAATATCACCGCAGATCTAAATGAAATGTCACAAGCTGTGCTAGATTATTTCCAAGATTCCCTTGCTATTCTCATTGAAAGCCGAGATCAATTGCACGAGTATATTGATGAAGCTATAGAATCAGGCTATGCGGGTATTGATACAGAGACTACAGGCCTTGACAGAATTCATGATACTATTGTAGGTGCATCATTATACTACCCAGGTGGTGTAGAATGTTATATACCGATGAAACATCTTGTACCTATATTTGACGAACCTTATAAGAATCAATTATCTTATGAGGACGTCACTATAGAGTTCCAACGACTTGCAGATTCTAATATTAAGTTGATTTTTGCAAACGCAGATTTCGACTTAGCTATGATATACAAAGACCTCAAAGTAGATTTCAATGATAGATGTTACTATGACGTGATCCTTGCATGGAGATGCCTTAAGGAGAACGAATTAGATAATACACTGAAAGGTCTTTATAATAAGTATGTATTAAAGGGCGCCGGTGATCCAAAGAAATTCAGCGATTTCTTTACACCTCAGATGTTTCCATATTGTAAACCAGAAGTAGCTAAATTATATGCAGCTAACGATGCTAAAATTACTTATGATTTATTCAAATGGCAACTTCCTTATGTAACTAAAGATCACCCTAAATGCAAAAAAGCGCATCTTGAAAAGATTGCAGATCTTGTTTGGAATGTTGAATTTCCTCTCATTTCTGTATGTCAGAATATGCACAGATTAGGCATGTATGTAGATAAGACTACCACACCGGTTTTACTTGAGCGTTACACTAAGAAGCGTGCAGCAGAAATGGACATATTATCTGCTATGGTAGATGATGAATTAGCAAAATCTACAACAATTCCCGCATTTTCTAAAAAGCCGTTTACAAGCGGATCAACTTTCAATCCAAAATCTCCCCCACACGTTAAGTATCTTTTATATACAGTTATGAATTTACCACAAGGTAAAAATGGTGGTAGTACAGATAAAACTGTATTAGCTGAGATGAATCTTCCAATCACAAATCAGATACTTAAAGTGCGAAGTTTAGGTGTATTGATAAGTACATTTGTAGAGAAGATGCCAAATGCAACTACAGCTGATAGTCGAATTCATGCTAGATTCTCTTCCGTTGGGGCAGCTTGCATTACAGGGGATTCTCTTATACCTACCGATTCTGGATACTATACTATAGAAGAGTTAACAAATAAGTCTAATGTTATAGATTTACCAGATGGTGAGTTTGCAGAAGTGCATGGCATACAAATAATAAATAAAGATCAGTCTTTAGAGAGTGCATCGCACTGCGTGTGCTATCATAATGTATCTACAATTAAAGTTACTACAGAACTTGGCTTAGTTTTAGAAGGTACACCTAATCACCCAATTATGGTTAGTAAATACACTGCAAGTGAGCGTTCATCTTATTTGATGTATAATTATAAAGGTGAATATCCTAGATTGCATTCGCTATGGGAAGATCGAAGATTTAAACAGTTAGACGAGTTAAAGATTAATGATCTTATCGAAATTCCATGCAATTTTAAAGTTACTGGATCCTACCAACAGACAAACTTAGTTCTAACAGCTGTAAGAAACCACACTTCTGTTGAAGCTCAGTTACCGGATATTTTTAATGAAGAATTTGCAGAATTTTTAGGTATGTATCATGCGGATGGTTCCGCAGCTTGCAGAGAAGGTACATATACTATAGCATTATCCAATGATGATCCTGATGTATATACTAGATACAGCGAGTTAGCAAAATCTTTATTTAATGTTACTACATGTCAATGTGCAAAACAACGTGAAAATCACGAAGTAGAAACTTACATAGATTGTATGCAACTACGAGATCTTGATCACATATTATGTCACGGTACAAGAAACAAAAAAATACCTGATGCTATATATAAATCTCCGTCTTCAGTAATCAATGCATACATCAAAGGTATGACCTTAGATTCAACTGTGTATGTAGATGAAAATGAGCGTGTAGCATTTGAATTGTCTATTTTGAATGAACAGGATGCTAGGTTTGTACAGCAGTATCTCATATCACAAGGTATATATTCGCACATTTCTTATAATGTTAAAGGTGTTACGGATATGTTTCTTTGCTTAGTATTCAATGCAGATAATTATCTGCTTTTTAGAGATCATATAGGTTTTATAGAAACTAAGAAGATAAAGGATACAAAGCCTTGCGTAAAAAATCAATACTGGCATCGCCGTGTAGGTGATTCATTCTATGTTAAGGTCAAGAAGATTGAACATTCTGTTAATGATGTTTATGATTTTGTTGTACCGGAAACTCATTCTTTCATAAGTAATGGTATGATATCACATAATACAGGTCGTCTTAGTTCGAGTGAACCGAACGTAATGAATATTCCATCTAATGCTCATGATATACGACATATGTTTAGAGCAACACCTGGATATGTTATGCTGTCATCAGATTATAGTCGACAGGAACCTGCAATAACTGCATTTGTGTCAGGGGATAAAGGTATGCTTGATTCTTTTATCCAGAATCGTGATATATACGCAAGTATTGCAAGCCTTGCATTTAACGTACCTTATGAAAAATGTCTCGAATTTCATCCAGATACTCATGAATATCAACCGGATGGTAAGGCACGAAGGGGTGAAGCTAAAACAATTTTGCTTGGAATTTCATACGGGCGTGCAATCCCGTCAATTGCAGAACAGTTATATAATTCTAGAGATGATATGACAGATGAAGAGAAGATCAAAGGTGCTCAAAAAGTATATGATTCTGTTATGAATGCATTTCCAGGTCTTCGTAAAATAATGTTAGCATCTCAAAAATTTGTAGTAACTCATGGATATACGGAAACAATACTTGGCAGACGTCGTCATCTTCCGGATATGCAATTGCCGGAATACGAATTCAAACCGCTTGCAGGATATGTAAACCCTGATATAGATCCGTTAGATCCAGAAACACTCAAAAACAAATCAGACATACCTGAAAGAATAAAAGCATCCTTATTAAAGGAGTTTAAAGGATACAAGTACTTTGGTCAAGTTGCTAATAGAATGAAGCAATTACATGATGGCGAACATATTAAAGTTATTAACAATCGATCTAAAATACAAGACGCTACTAGACAGATATTGAATTCGATTATCCAGGGCAGTGCAGCTGATATGTCAAAACTTGCCATACTAAACTTATGTAACGACCCTGATTGGTTACGTATTGGGGGGCGTTTGCTTACACCAATTCACGATGAGTTATGCTGTGAAGTTCCTATAGAACATTGGAAAGAAGGTGGAGAGATACTAAGTAGATGTATGATTGAAGCTGCTTCTTTCTTGCCATTTAACATGACGTGCGACGTAACAACAACACTTAGATGGTATGGATTAGAATATCCTTGTAAATATCCAAAACCTGAATCTCTAGAAAATTTAAGTCCAGAAGAGATTAAATGGGTTCAATATCAGCTGTACGAGAATGAATACATATTGCCTGTATATAAAGATGAAAATGGTGAGAAGCCTAGGGGTGATGCAGCATTAGGTGTTAATGGTATTGAAAGTGATGAGTATTTTGCAGCTATTGAAGACTATAAACGACGCTATCACATTGAATCAGATATTCAGTTTATTGAGCATATAGAACATAAAGTAATCTATGGAGAATCGTTATAGTAAGTGAAATATATCCATAAAGGAGATAAGCATATGAAATTTACAACAAACACAAAACCGCTTTCAGATTCTTTGAATCTTGGAATTGTTAATTCTAATGTTTCCAATTTTCATAAGAAAAGTTGCGTAGTACAGGTTAGTGCAGATTCTACTACACTTAAAATAAACATAGAAGCTGCTAATATCTGTACTGAGATTCAGCTCAAAGGTTCTGGTGAAGGTTCTGGTGAGAGTAATTCTGCTACAATATTTGTAGATAGTTTGCTCTTGAAGCAGTTAATAAGCACTTTAGACTCCTCAACGGTAACTTTAGAGTTTTCAGAAAGTGGTCTAACTATTCATTCTGGTAAATCCAAATTTACTTTGCCGAAGATGATTGACAGTACAGAATTTGAGCTCAAATCACCGGTAGTACCGGATGCTTCGGCTACTGCTATTGATATTGATAAAGCTGATTGGAAGTTCATCAAAGATAATCAGATGTATGCAATCTCAATGGCATTTGTTCATCCAGTGTATACAAAGGTATGGCTCGGTGAATCAGGTGATGTACTTGTAGGTAATATTGATATCGGATTATTCACACATTCTAATAAGAACAAGCTTGGAAGTACTTGTTTAGTATCTGATACAATTATTAACTTATTCAATTCCTTACCTGACGGTGCTAAATTATCTAAAGTTGATAAGGATTATGTAATTCAGATATCGGCTGATAGCTATTCTTACATAACACAGTTTAGTCCATTCTACGAATCAGATGATGGTGTAGGGGATTATAGTTCTAGTATGATACTTGAAGCTATGCAGCGACCTGCAAACAGCATTAAGATTTCAACAGCTGCTATTACTAAGTTACTTAATCAGGCACTGTTGCTTTCAACATCTTCTGATGATACTATCAAATTATCTGTAGATAATCGTACTGTATATCTCAGAGATAAGAATGTAGATGGTCAGATTGCCGGTGATGGTGATAATAATATTCAGTTTTCACTTGATTTCAAGCTAGATCTGCTTAAACAGGTACTTAGCAACTATACTGATGATACTATACAGATCTGCTCGTCATCGCGTTTTGATGAAGATACTGGTGAAACAGAGATTACAGGTATCATTGTATGGAACAACGATTTGACTACAGTTGTAGCAGGAGTAGAATAACATGGCATTTAAACAATGGAACGCAGACCATCTTGCAAGATTTAACTCTGCGATAAGCTCAGAATTTTTAGATAACTACGAAAACTATATCAAAGATCAGATTCGTGAAGATCTCTCTGAGCCCTCACATCAAACCTTTGCAGGGTCTGCATTTCGTTGTAATCGAAAATCCTGGTTTAGATTACGTGGAGTTCAACCTGATATTGTAAAAGAACCTGATTTGGTGCTTAACTTCAGTGCTGAAATCGGCACAGCATGTCATAGAATAATCCAAACTAATCTTAAATCAATGCTTAAAGATGATTGGTTGTCTGTATCAGATTATCTAGAAGATCTAAAACCTGAGTATGAATATATAATTGATTCAACTGCTGACGACTTAGAATGTCAGATACATATAATAGATCCACCAATAATGTTTGCATGTGATGGACTAGTACGATGGAATAATAAGATTTACTTGTTAGAAATCAAAACATCTGAATTTAGTTCCTGGAACGATTTAACAGATCCAAAACTGCAACATATAGACCAAATAAAATGTTATGCAACCCTGCTTAACATACATGACGTACTATTCATGTACCAAGATAGGCAATATGGTGGATTTAAATGTTATGAAGTACATGTAACTGATCAAGATATGTTGGAAGTGAAAAATCGTTTTAAGTATGTAATAGATATGGTTGATAAAAATCTAGCACCAGATCCATTACCTAAAGGTGATCCATGGTGTACGATTTCAATGTGTCCATATTACAATAAATGTGCCGAATATGGCAGATAGGAGCTATAATATATGGCAAATCTAGGCAATTTAGCAAACAAATATCGTCCTGCAACTTTCGATGATATGGTAGAACAGAAGTTGGTAGTCAACATGGTTAGAAAGTTATGCGAAGATAAAAATCTTAATTGTAGAAACTTTTTATTTATTGGACCTGCGGGGACCGGTAAAGCTCAGCCTCTAGATAGTAAAGTACTTACACCGTCAGGGTTCATTGAAATGCAAGATGTAAAGATAGGTACAGAAGTAATTACGCATTCCGGCGATACAGGCAAGGTCAGTGGTGTATTTCCGCAAGGTGAACGGCCCATTTATGCAATTACGCTACATGATGAGTGTGTGATTCGAGTTGCAGATAATCATTTAAATTTAGTTTGCATTGATGGTGTAGAGCATGTTATTACTACTGATTGCTTAATAGCTCAGTTTGATCGCGGACACACAATAACTATACCTAATGCAAACTTAACTAAGTGGCATTTTGATGCTCCTTCGTGTTTAGAACAACGACATATTGTTGATATAAGATATGTTGGTAACGAATCTTGTCAGTGTATCTACATCGACCATCCTGATCATACTTATGTTTCTGATGGATTTATACCGACGCATAATACAACTACTTGTCGTATAATTGCTAATGTATTGAATGAAGGTAAAGGTGAGCCGATTGAAATTGATGCAGCGTCAAACAGCGGTGTAGACAAGATGCGAAGTATTGTTGAGCAGGCACAGACATATCCAATTGGTATGAATTATAAGATATTTATAATTGATGAATCGCATGCACTATCATCTGCGGCATGGCAGTCTGCTTTGAAGGTATTGGAAGAAAGCCCTGCTAAATCTATATTTCTTTTTGCTACTACAAATCCTGAAAAAATACCTGCAACAATCACTTCAAGAGTTCAAACATTTCAGCTATCTAAGATCAGCCTAGACGGTATCATTAATCGACTTAAATATGTTATTGATTGCGAGAATAAAGAAGGTCGTGATATTACTTATGAAGATTCTGCAATCAGTTACATTGCGAAGCTAGCAAATGGTGGTATGCGTGACGCCCTTACACTTTTAGATAAAGCACTTGCATACAGCACACATATAACTTCAGAAGGATTAGTAGAAGCACTTAATTTACCTCAATATGATGATTATTTTACATTATTATCTGCATATGCCAAACACGATAATGAAGCGATTGCTAAAATAATCCATACCGTCTACAATTCTGGGGTTAATTTTGTCAAGTGGTTTGAAGGCTTCCACGCATTTGTAATAAACATAGTGAAATACATATTCATGCAAGATATTGAAGCAACTATGATACCAGCACATTACGCAGAGAAGGTTGCCCCTTATGGACCTAAACACAGCTTGATATGCTTAAAGCTTGCTAATAAGTTACTTAAACTCAATGCTGAATTGAAGACTACTCAATATCTGCAAGAGATTGCAATTACTTATTTATGCGTACCTAAAAAGGAGAGTTGATATGTCTGATCTATATAAAGTAATTGAAGAATACGAAAGTGATTCCGCTGTTATCAAAAACTTCTGTGATGAACTATATGATAACTTGTTTGCTGAACACTTTACTCAAGTTAAGTACTTGTATACTAGATTAAAATCTGAAATACAGCCTATTACTGATGAAGAACTTGAATATATACTTACATTATTCCCTATGGAGCTCATAAGTGTAGCTGAAAATTTAAATAAGCTTCGACTTGATGCACAAGTTGTGAAGCTCAAGAACAAGGAGAAGGTAGAGGCAATTCGTACTCAAGCTGTTGCTGAAGCAGCTGCACTAGCTATGAATAAAGTAGAAACACAAGAACATGTATCTCATAAAATAAGTGAAAGCTTAATCGAATATGAGATACTTTTAGCAGCATACACTTCTGTAATTACTCGAGTAGAGAATGAGCAAACATTTTCTAAAGAACTTATAATGGGGTCTAAGAAGATATGGGATTCTCGTAGAGCAGGTGAAGCAGTTAATCCAGTTGAACCGGTTACACCTGAACTACCTGAATATAATCGACAACAGTATGTCAAGTAAAATCGTTATATATACAGAGACCTGTTGAAAGGAGATAGACTATGTCATCTTATGAAAGTATTATTAATAAGCTTAAAAAGGACTGGAACTGCCCTGGTTTGATGGACGGTGCTAAGGCAGAACGGGGGCCTAAAATCCCTTTTTCCAGTCCTCTTTTGAATTATGCAACATATGGCGGAATACCTAGGAACAAACTCACAGTATTCTTCGGAGATCCAGGCGGAGGTAAGAGTACCAGTGCTGCCGATATTTGCAAAAATGCTAAAAAGATATTTGATGAAGAATTTGATGCGCAGCTCAGTGATCTTAGGACTAAGTATGCAAATGGTCAGAAACAGTTAGCTGCTGAAATTGAAGATCTCGAAGAACGCGGTCCGAAAAAGGTATTTTATCTAGACCTTGAGCATACTTTTGATGCATTTTGGGCATCTGTGCTAGGCATTGATGAAGGTTCCATTGATATTATGCAACCCCCTGATGTGCACGCTGAAGAGGAACTAGAAGCACTTAAATCTCTGATTGAAACAGGCGAAATAGGTTTAGCTGTTTTAGACAGTATACCATCACTTGTGCCTAAAGCTGAGTTAGAGAAAAAACTTGGAGAGCGTACTGTAGCAGCATTAGCAGGATTGATGACAGTATTCTGTAGGAAGATTATACCTATACTTACTCGTTACAATTGCACGCTTCTTATGATTAATCAGAATCGTGATAATCTAGACAATCCGTATATAGAAAACATGCCAGGCGGTAGAGCACTTAAATTCTATGCTTCATTAATAATGCGATTCAGAATAGGTTCTCCGGTAGATTTCTTAGGTAATGAGCTTCCACAGAGCGCAGAAAATCCTGCAGGATATATTATAAATGTGAGACTTACTAAGCAGAAATCTGCATCATTTGACAGAAAAAATGCTTCATATCACTTGATGGCGCAGTCTGGTATTCGTATTGATATGGATTTTGCAGATCTTGCAGTTAATAAATATCAAATAATTACAAAATCTGGGGCTTGGTATTCTATATTAGATCCGTCAACTAAGGAAGCAATCGTAGATGAAACTGGAAAAGCTATTAGAGTACAAGGCATGGCTAAAGTACTCGATTATTTACAGCTTAATCCAGATTATTTCAAGAAGTTACAGGATGTAATCATGGCAGATATTGAAGGCAATCCTGTTGTCGATGAGGCTGATGAATATGACGAATAATAAAGAATACAGTGATAAACAAGAAAAGACAATTGCTAATTATTTAGATTGGCATCAAGTAACAGGTAGTGGGGCTAGACCACTAGTTACAGGCGATGTTGAATCTGACAAATGGTTAGGTGAGTGTAAAACACATACTAAGCCTTATCAGCCAATTATGTTTGATTCTAAGATACTTAATAAGATTGTAGGTGAAGCTTCTGCTAAATTCAAACAACCTGCATATTTTGTAGATGATGGTTCACAGAAAATAGCCCACACTTGGGTCATGATACTAACTCGTGATGTGTCATCTAACTTCGTTATTAAACCATATCCTTATAGGGTTGGTAATACAATTTCATTTTCTCATGTGGAGTTGATGATGCAAACACCTCCGCACACATTATATTCTTTAGATCTAGGAAATTATAAAGTATTATTAACTCCAATAGATACATTCTACGCACTGATAGATTGAGGTGATAATCTTGAGGACAATACAAGAAGTTGGTAGTGAAATTCTAAACAATAATCCAAAATCCTTTTATATATTTGGTGGTACCGAATATGGTATTAAGAAGAAGTATCTTTCAATGCTTGCACAACATTACAATGATAATGTTATAGAGATTCAAAGCTTTGCTGAATTAATTAACACTATGTCTACTAAACATATCATACCCCTGAAGCCTGCATTGTACATATGTAGATATGACGAGAATCTGGTATCAACGTTGACAGAAGTTGTTGCGTCTAAGATCAAGTCATTAAAGATAATAGGTACTGCAGTATGCTTATATGAAAATGAAAAGCATCTTGCTAAGTTAGATAAATTCTTACCTAATTACACTGTTCGAATTGATGCAGTTAGTTTACAATTTAAAGTAAAATACTTGCATACAGATTTTCCACATTTACCTGATAAGTTAATAAACCTAGCTGCACAGTATGCAAATGATTATAATGATGCGCAGAACATGTGTGCATGCATGTCTGCTGTAGCTCCAGAAGAGCTATTTGCTTTACCAGATAAGGCCATTATGAAGCTGTTCGGTAAATTGGATATATCTACAGAAGATCAAATTAAGGTAGGCATAGCTAGTCGAAATTTTACATACCTCAATCAATTGATTCAGAACTATACAGAAGTTGATGGAGTCTATTATACAATACTTTCAACTATGCTAGAGCTAGATAAAATAACTTCCAATACTCAAGCATCGTCTAATCTTCGAGAGTATGCGAAACGGTGGACTAAAGAAGATATCTACAACATGTTTATGAATACTTATGAAGAACTTAAGAAGTCTAGAACATATTCTACAGATATATCAAACAGTTTGATATACTTATTTAGCTTACTCAAATTTCAGACAGTCCCGAGTGTAGAAGCTATGGAGGCAGCAACATGAATTTAACATTTCAAGAATCTGCAATAAAAGAATTACAGCTGCTTGCAGCTGCAGACAGGCATAGTGTGTTGATTGAAGGCAATGTAGGTTGTGGTAAATCTATGTTAGCAAAAGAATATGGTAAGATGCTCGATATCATGGATTTTGCATCTATATCCCCAACAGTACAGGACATACGTAGCACGCTTGATGCTAGTTATGATTTAACTTCGCCGGTACTGTTTTGTATTGAAAACTTAGATACCGGTGTACCTGCTGCTTCCTATACATTACTTAAGTTTTTAGAGGAGCCTACATCTAACGTTTATATTGTAGTGACATGTCGTAACAGATACAAAGTACCTGATACTATTATAAGTAGAAGTACTTGCGTCACCGTTTCAACACCTATAGATCGCGATGTTATCGACTATGCACAGTTAATTGATACTGTAAAATATAATCGACTATCTCAGCAGCTTGCTTGGAAAGGTGTTAAAACATTAAATGACGTTGAATATGTGTATAAGTTGACTTCCGATCAACTTGCATATTATCAGACACTTATACCATTGTTACAGTTTAAGGATACTACATCTAATATAGTGTGGCAGCTAGGTCATTATGAGGATAATACCGAAACTAACATACAGTTTGTATTTAATTTCATAATAGGTGCAAGTGATTCAATTCGTGTGCGTCATTATGCTATACAAGCTGTTGACGATCTTGTTAGATCTAGAATAGCTGCGCATGCAGTACTTGCAAAGTTTGTGTTAGAATGTAAATATGGAGAGTAGCATATGAAAAACAATAATGTATTACAAGATTCTGGTAATTTATATGTGTTGAACTATGAATTAGGTGAAGTATCTGGTGATGATCTGCACGCACTAGCACATTCATTGGAAAATGCCATTGATGGTCATGATAGATTAATTATATTGCCCAATACTATGCAGCTTCGCAAAATATCTACAGAAGAGCTCATCGAGCTACAGATGTACATAGATAATATATTAGAAAGCCGGCGAGGTGATAATGAATGATTTTTATAGGATATGCAGGTATTGGTAAATCGTCATTATCTGCAAAGAATTTCAAATTCATTGACCTAGACTCATCTGACTTCTATTATGCACCGAAACCTGATATATACATTACTGAATGGTATAAGCCTTATTGTGGAATAGCTGTAGGTCTGTCTAGGCAAGGTTACGATGTATTTGTAAGCAGCCATAAAGAAGTTCGGCAGCTTCTGAGAGAGTCATTCCAACACATAGTTGGAATCTACCCTAATGAAGATTTAAAAGATCAGTGGGTAGAGAAATTGGAACAGCGTTATAAGGAAACACAGATAGACAAAGATTATAGAGCATGGATGCATGCTAAAGATAGATATCTAGAGGATATACAAGGAATACGAGCTGATGTGAAACATAAAATCGAAATTCAAACAATGCAGTATAACTTAGATGAATTAATTCAAGCATATCAGCAGCGTCATAGTAACGACACATAGGAGGTACTTTATGGTATGAATGAGGTGTGGAAAGATATAATGGGGTATGAGGGTTACTATCAAGTTAGTAATTTAGGTCGAGTTAGATCTCTTCCTAGGCTTACACATGTTATCGGTGTTACTCGAAAAGACGGTTCGCTTCGTAACGAATCTTGGCAGCGATTGGGGAAACTATTAACTCCGATATATACAGGTACATCAACAGCTTATGTGCACCTTCATAAAGAAGGTGAGCCACGACGTAATGTAGCTATCAAACGATTAGTTGCAGAAGCATTCTTAGCAGGATTTGATCCAAATAAATCTACTAACACTATTCGATTCTATGATCCATGCGGTGGGTGTGCTGCCTCAAATCTGTATCTGACATATGCTCTGAAAGCTTCTACTACGAAGTGTGTACGAGGTTCTTGAACTTGCTAAAATCGTTATAGCATGTATGAAGGAGGTGCTATGATGAATCTAGTAGGTGAACGATTTGGTAGATTACAGGTCATAGAACTTGTAGTTGCAAAACCTTATACTAAGCGAGCATATAAGTGTATTTGTGATTGTGGCAATACATGTATACATAATGAAATATCTTTAAAAGCATCGCGTAGAGCAGGTAGAATATCTAGTTGTGGTTGTTATCATACACAATTTTTAACTAGCGGCGATTCTGAAAGGTGTCGTGATGCAGGTAAGCATAGGAAAGATGCATTTGTAAATGGCTGCAACATACAGATGACACTACGACCTGGTACTATTGCTACTAATACATCAGGGCATCAAGGTGTAAGTTGGAGTAATAGTGCTAATAGATGGCATTGTTATATTGGATATCAAAATTATCGAGCTACACTTGGTTATTTTGAATTCTTAGAAGATGCTATCAGATGTCGTGAGTTAGCTGAAACTGCAATTAAAAATAACACATTTGAAGATTTCTACTTTGATCTACGAGGATTTCGGCTTGAAGATAAGAATAAGAAGCAATTCAAAATAGCAAAACGAGGTGATGCAGATGTGTAATGTACTAATAATTTTGCTGATTATCAGCATCAATGCTACAGGTTCATGTATTGAGCATGAGTTCATACAAATGCATCGTGAATTGCGAACAACATACTACATACAGCATATGTCAACTGATAGGCTACGCCCTATGTCTGCATCAATTACTGGTATGTATGAAGGACCTTCAGGATTAGAATCTTATTACTACTGTAATCCATGTATGGTACGTGATATGCGATATAGAGGTTTTTCTGAAACTGAATATCCATATTATGTTCGTGAAGACGGGGTGCAGATGCTTGGTGAATATGTCATTGTAGCAGCAAACATTGACATATATCCTTTTGGATCAATTGTAGATACATCCTTAGGCAAAGGTATTGTATGCGATACTGGTGGTAGTTTCGTTACAGATAAAGACGGAGATTACTTATATCGAGCATTAGATATCGGTACATTATGGAATTAGTCATGAGAGGTAATTATGGAACGATATATTTTTGCTATGTCAAAATCTAGAGTTGATGTAGCAGCAGATTTAGAACAAGGTTGCGATGAATTGATACTACATCTTATCAAATTACGGATGTACCCAGCTGCCTCAGAAGTTAATCATTGGCGTAAAGAGGTTGCAGAGAAACTACATCGCACCGATACATTTAAAGGCTCTCATAAGCTACCTTCTGTTCGATTCATACTACAGCACACATATGATGTACATGAAAGTCGACTAGATCGTTACATTCATATAATAGATGTAGATTATAATGATAGATTCGATTCAGAAATATTTGATAAAGGTGCATTAAAATCTGATATACATGATTATTTCGAATGGCTTGCAAATGAATTAGCAACTTCAGGTCGTGTTGCGTATGCAGATATTTATGTTTATCTAAGCAATCATGAATTCTAGATGAAAACGAATCTAGGAATCAATGAGGGGGTGCGATGTACATGGATGAAGTTTGGAAACCAATACCTACTATGGAAGACCGGTACGAAGTTAGTAATCTAGGCCGAGTACGTCACATCAAACGGAATCATATATTGAAAATTACAAATCCAACTTCTGGACAAAGTTCTGTATGCATAGCTATGAAGAATTCCAACGTAGTATTTTCTGTTAAATATCTCATGGCGTGTGCATTTTTAGGTGTAGATATCACGTCCAATATAAAACCTAAGATACGTCACAAAGATGGTGATTATAGTAACATTCGATTAGATAATCTTGAAATAGATACAGCTGACAGCTTAGTAGATGAGCATTGGAAAGATATCAAAGGATTTGAAGGCATATATCAAGTATCTGATAAGGGGCGAGTTAAGCGATTAGCACATGTTGAAACTTACACACGTAAGGATACTCATACAACATGTATCCGCAGATATCCTGATAGATTGATGAAGTTGACATTAAGCTCGGATGGATATGCACAAGTAAATTTGGTGCATAATGAACACTATGCATATTATACCGTTCATCGTCTTGTAGCTCAAGCTTTCATCCCTAACCCAAATAATTTACCTCAAGTTAATCATATTGATGGTGTACGAAATAATAATCATGTGGAAAATTTAGAGTGGTGTACTGCTAAATATAACGTACATGATCAAATAGCACGTTCAGGTCGAGCTAATGCAATAGCTGCAATCCGACGCACTCAAGGTCGACAGATAACTTGTTTAGATACTGGACATATATTTGATTCTATTGGACAAGTTGCAAATGAACTTAATTGTGATCCTGCAGCAATCACATCATCTATTGAAAGATGTAGCTGCTGTTTTGGGTGGACATTCATATATACAGATCAAATAAATTCGTTAATTGATATAAACAGTTACATAAAGGAAACAAAAGATAAATATTTTACATGGCCTAGAGCTAAAATTAAGGAGGTACCTGGATGGACACATATTACTTCTCTGGCTCATTAACAGAATCGATGCATGATATGCTATTGTCAGCGCCAGATTTTGAGCCGTTAGACATACTTATAACACAGCTTGACAGAAGTGCAATTACAAAAGCAATTGAGTGGAAGAAAGAAGGATTCATCAGAACTTTATTTGTAGATTCGGGAGCATTTAGTGTGCATACTGGTAATGCTAAATTTCCTGATAAATCGATAAAAAATCCAACATTTCGTGATTGGGAAGATAATTATATAAATTACATCAATAGTATTGATGAATACGTAGATGTATTCGCACAGCTTGATACTATTCCAGGACAGTTCCAAAAGCCTAAAACTCCTGAGGATTATATTGAGTCTGTGAAGAAGAGCTGGGATAATTATCTATATATGCGTACCAAAGTAAAGTCACCAAATAAGATCATGCCTGTATTCCATCACAACGAGTCATTTGATGCTCTTAGAAATATGCTTGAATGGAAGGACGAAAATGGTAAGCATTTGGAGTATGTCGGCTTATCGCCAGCGAACGACTGCGTAACGACGGTCCGCAATATCTACATAAATGAATGCAATGGTGTCATTGAATCATCATCTAACCCTAATGTTAAAACACATTTATATGGATATACATCGTTAGAAGGTCTAAGTAAACTGGCTTGCTATAGTGCAGATTCTATATCACATAGACATATAAGTGCATACAACAAAATACTGTCTATCAATTTCGGAGTTATTTCACTAACACAGAAAGCAAGAACTTCAAACACAAAATCAAATATGAGTTTCATAGACACTTGTGATGATTACAACAGAAAATTATTAATGGATGAAATAACATCTTCCGGTTTTACATTGGAACAGCTTAGAGAGTCATCTTCAGCACGAGTAGCATTTACTATTAGAAGTATTCAGAAACTTATTAAAACTACTTATGCGTTTGATGCAACTAAGCTTAAGAAACCTAAGAAGTTATTCTAAGATCAGGTGATAAACATATGGAAGAGATTTGGAAACGATTTGGGCCTAATTATGAAGTATCTAATTTAGGTCGTGTTAGAAACATTCAAAATGGGTCTTTTTTGAAAATAGAGACAAAACCAAATACGCCTGCAACTGTAAGTATTCACGGAAAACAATATACAGTTGCAGAGTTACTTGAGAAGCTGTTTTCTACAACTACTAATAGTGTTGTAACCGATTCAGCAGCTACACCGAAGAAACCTAAGAGATTATTTTAATGAGGAGGAAGTAGATGTGGGTAAAGAGATACTAGATTCTGGAGAACGTAGGCAATTTGATAGCGGAGCAGTTCGTGATATTGTAGATGGTAAAGGTAGATGTGATCTTCTACCTTTATTTGAGATTGCAGAACTTTTGAGTTTTAAAGAACCTGTATGTGCTGACATACTACAGCTCATTTATTTATATATGCAAACAGGGTCATGCAAACAGCTTTATAACGCTATAGATAGATTTTCAAATTATTTAGAGCAAGATGCAATCAGCACAGTGCTTGAAGTTGCAAAGCACTATGAACAAGGTTGTAATAAGTATGGCGAGAGGAACTGGGAGAAAGGTATTCCGCTCCATTGTTATATGGATAGTGGTATACGACATTTATTAAAGTTTTTCCGTGGCGACAACGATGAACCTCATGATCGTGCATTTGTTTGGAACATGTTAGGTGCAGCTTGGACACAAGTTAATCACCCAGAATTAATAGATCTACCTTTCATAACAACGTATCAAACCACAGACATCTAAGTAGTACTAAATTCGTTAAATGTTTTGTAACCTAATGATGAAAGAAAATGGAGGTAATTAGATGACAGAACCAGATAATTTAGTAACTGATTCTACTGTTACGCTCACACCAGTTGATCATATCGCTGAGCCTATTCCAGTAGCATCTAAGGATGAGTTAGCTATCGAAATAGCAGCTCGTGAAACTGCATTAGCTGCAGAAAGTGGTAAGTTAGCTACCGAAACAGCAGCTCGTGTTCACGATGTAGCTGATGCAAAACTCAAATCTGAAAGATTGCTGCGCCTTATATCGGCAGTAGCTGCAATCATGTTTGTTGCAATAATTGGTTTAAGTGCAGTAGTAATCAGTTTATTTCACAAATTAACTGCATTAGATGCATCTGTAGTAACTTTGGATCAAACAACAAAAGATATTGCAACAGATCAACAGCGTCAATTAGATAGCTTGTCTAATTCTATTGAAATTGTACGCGATGATATGGAAGATGGTTTTGCACAGCAGCAAGATCAAATTTCTAACTTGCAACAGATTCAGCATAACAGTAACGGAGCTATTACACGTTTACGCAAAGAAATGGATCAGCTTCGTGAAGATCTTGAAAGAGGTCTTGAATTGCGTCGTCAGCAGATTGAAGCAGCGATGATGTATGCCCGTAATTATGGTGGAAGTTCTAATACATTTAGTGCTATTGGTGATTATGCACAAACATTAGCTGGCGGTGTATTTGAACTTACCGCTTATGAATGGACAGGTAATACATGTGCTAATGGCGAATATCCTGTAGTAGGCTATACATGTGCTAGTAACTACTATCCTATTGGTACTAGGCTTTACATTGAAGGCTTAGGTGAAAGAGTTGTAACAGACACAGGAGGAATGAGCAATAACGTCATAGATATCTACATGGGTGATGTCGAGGCTTGCTACCAATTTGGTAGGCAGACTGCTGAAGTATATGTAATAGAGGATTGAACACCTTATATATTTACAGAATCTAAATATATTTAGGAGGGCACATAATATGAATCTAATATCACTCATGACACTTGTAGATGACACTGTAGCACGTCAGTTACTTGCATATCATACAACTGAAGAAGCTACTTCTGCAATGTATTCCACTATGGCCAGCGCAGTAGCTAATGATAAGTGCAAAATTGCTGTATGTGTATTGATGGATGACACAGGTGTTGTATGCAAGACAGAAAAGTGGTTCAGACAATTAACACCAAATGCATAACACCACAAACAATTTAGTAATGTTCGGTGCGGAGGATATAATATGAGAAAACCAAATATTAAGATCAATGGCGAAGCTTTAGATACAGACATCAGGAAAGCTGAAGGCAATAGATATAATCAAAGTAATATAAGTACAATCATCATGGGTCGTGCTAAATCATACTATGCACAATGTATATGTAAGAATAGCATGGAAGAAAACGTACTAGATAAGCTATGCACATTTTACGACTTAGATAAAATAGATTATGTCATAACCGAAGAAGCTGAAAAAGCTGCAATCATTAAGCAGGTAGACAATCTCAATTATGAGAATATTTTGACATTACTTGCATCTATCGACAAATCGCTTCGTGAGATACTTGCTCAAGAAAAATCAAACCAATTTACTTTAGGCGAAATCCAGAACGCGATACTTACAGGCAATGGACATTCTAAAGCAAGTTTAGAAATTTTACAGACACAAGAGAAGCGTAAACAGAACTACCACAACACTACAAATAAGCTTCGTAGCGTCAATTAATTACACAAATTTACTATGAAAGGTTGATCATTGAGGTCAACCTTTTATTTATATGGAAGGCAGGTAGAAAACCAAGAAACTTCAGTTTCTTGGATGAATACACAAAAAATACTGAATAGGAGGTCATATCTGTGGCAACATTAATTCCTATTGATGAATTAACAGACCTTAAGCCTGCTACTGATGTTAAAGCTGTAGCAGACGAAGCTGTTAAGATATTAGAAGAACAAGCCGTAGCGGCTGCGATCAACAGTGCTGCAAATACAGGTCAGCACTCAATTACTTGGAGTAAATCTCTAAGCGATGCTATACAAGTTGTCCTTAAGGGTCAGGGTTACACAGTAACGCGTAACACTCGTGCAGCTGATCCCGATTTCTCTTGGACTATTGGAGGATTTTAGAAAATTTCCTGCCCCAGTATTTAAACTTGATGCCGTACCTTATAAGCATGCAAGTTCTTTTAGCAGAGTATTTAGTATTTCTGAAGTAGAATATTTTCTATTTGTAGAAGTACCTGTAGACGTTGCTAAGAGATTTGAACTCTGTCAAGTAAGTGAGGTCAGTGATGAAGTAGTAGCTATCAGTGATGAAGATTTATGGGAGCACGACCCATTCCGTAAATGGTATAAATTTCGCACAGATAAGCTCAATCTAGATACTGGTTATCATATGTATCGACTTCTTTTCATGAGTCGTCACGCAGATGATACATGCACATTATATATTTCATATGTGATTCAAAACAACAAACCGGAACAACCTTACAACTACATGGATAAGTATAATCGGGAGTGTAATTGCGATGGATGATATAAAAGCGGCTTTAATTAGATATAATGCAAATTCTCGTAATAATCATGTAGGTGATTGTGTAAAGCGAAGTTTATCTGTTGCATACAGTATGGACTACGATGCAGTAAGCACAGAATTGAATCGAATCAAACGAAACTTAGGTTGTGACGAGTTTAACGAACCGCGTGTATTTAATTTATTTATGAAACTACGTGGTGATGCCTTCAATTCAGTTCATCCTAATAATTATGTAACGGTAGAGGAATTTGGAGAGACTCATCCAAATGGTGTATACTTGTTACTAGCAGGTAAGAATCCTAATAACAGAGACACAACTCATATGATTGCTGTTGTAAATGGCGACATATATGATAGCTGGAATTCGCTTGAATATTATGTCAAGAATTATGCAACTGTATCTACAGGACGATCTGAAGTTTACGAAGCTGATTGGAAAGCAGTTGCTGCTGATGTTGCAAACAGTGTATATACATATGTTATGAATATACTTAAACCTAAGCAGCTTGACTGTATGGATGTTGAATGTGAATCTATAGCTAGATACGGCGGTAATATTCACACTTATAAAATATATATGACCTGCAAACTTGGTGATGTTCCTAGAAGTAGTAAATATTGGAGTAATCGAACTTATGGTAACTTTATAATCCTGAAAATGAATCCAAGGCTTTCTGAAGAGGAGAATACTCAATCACTTACAAAGAAGTGTAAACAGAAAGCTTATGATTGGTTATATAATATTAAGGATGATATAACTAAATCGGCAAAAGCTGAAGCTGCAGAAGCACGTTCTGGATTCTATGGAGATAAAAAGCTGTTGATTCAATGTCCGGAGTGGGCTCGTCCACTTATTACATATGCACATGATCGTGGTTCTGTGATGAGTCAAGAGTCATATAACTATTGGCCACGATATGAAATTAACATGGTTCCATTACCGGATGACCCTCGCACAGATCGATACAACAATGCAGTAACGTTTGAAGCTGACTCATTGAAGGATCTGAGAAATCAGTTTGAAATGTACAAAGAAGATTTTTCTAGACCTGGTTGGGATTATTAGTAGTATAGAAGGAGTAATAGATTATGAGCATGAATGCAATATTTGCATCTAAACTTTATAGAGCAAGTAAGCATAAAGATAAGATAAAAGCTGCATTAGCTAATCCTATCAATACAGAACTTGTTACACAGCTTAAAGAGTATCTCAATGAAAATGATTTAGATACTTTACAAGAACAAGTTGATGAGGTTGAAGATACTATATCAGATGAATCTGCACTTGCTGAAGACGCTGAGGAGTCTGAAAAAGAAGTTATTCGTCCTAGTACAACTTCTAGTAAACCTGCACCGCCTAAATCGGCACCTGATCATCATTTGAGCGAAGCTGCTGCAGAAGTCGATAAAGAACGTGATGAAGCGCTTAATCCAGAAAAGAAAACATTTGAAGTTCAATCAGCACCTGAATCAGCACCTGAATCAGAATCGAAAGATGTTGAAGAAAGTGTACGATTGGATATATCAGCTACTCCTGTAACTGCTTCCGATTCAATTGTAGTAATTCCTGCAATTAACACATCTTTATCCGTAGATTCCATTATTGGTGCGCTTAATGCTAGAGATGATACAAAAGGTGTATGTAGAGCTATTATTAAAGATTCTGAGATTTGGATTCATTATAACGATAACATAAATCTTAACAATGTTATGGAACCTGCAATTGCACTCCTTAATGCTGCAGGATACGGCAATTTAGATTTCAATAGATTAGCTAGAACAGAAAATGCAATTGTATTTACAATTTCACCTGTGTTTAAACAAACACAGCCTTTGAAAGGTCATATAAATGAGTAAACTTCCTACTACAGAGGAATTAGATTTTGCTTGCTTACTAGAACTCATGCCTCCGCTACATAACATAGCGGAATTCAGTTGGTTACCTGAATTATTCTCTATCATCGGACATGAAAAACTCATATTGTTATGTAAATATGCTGGTGGAGAAACTATTCAGATACCTACCTTGGATCAACTTGTTGAGAGTATAGACGCATTACAATGGTTCTATGATGTTAATATGAAACATACAAAGTCACCTGAAGATATACCATTTAATCTACGTCGACTTGTTCGTAAGATTTCAGAGGTGTTCGATGCTAGAAACGATGAAGCAGACAATAATTAATTTACCTTCTATAACATTTGAACAATACTTTACTGAATATGTTATGCAGATACAGGATACTAATATTGACAACGAGGTGAGTTTTCTTCTCAGAAACAATTTTCTTTCATCTCTTGATATAGATAAACTTACATCTAATGAATTGAGGAATTTGCAGATATGATTAGTTACGCAGATATACAAAATTCTTATAATAAATTATATAAGGAAGTTCGCAAGTATCTGTGGGATTTTCCTGCAGTTGAAGCTTTAGCAGATCTGGAGATTGCGTGTTATCGTACTTGTCAAGATCTTCCAGAAATATCACAAGCATTAGATAAATTCCTTCTATATGCTCATGATATACAAGTTGAAGATGAAGATCTAGATAAAGCTGTTATAAACTTCCAAAAACTAATTAACAGCGATGATACAACTTATGTGAAGTTAAATAAAGTAAATGAGGTGATTAGTAGTGAAGATATCAAAGAAGAATATTAAAGCAGATGAGTTCATTGATGAGACACTTGAAACCGTCGATGAAGCTCCGGTAACTGAATTAGAGGTGATCGAAGAAGCTCCGACAGCTGCACCTTGCTATAGTGATTGCATTGAGCATATCCATCAAGCAATTGATTGTTTAGCAGTTTGTGCAAACGAAACTGGTGACTCAAAGGCTAAAGAAGCTATTGCAAACCTCAGTGTAGTATTACTCGATCTTCAATCTGAGTAAATTTTTCATCTTAAATCTGAATAATTAGGAGAACGAATATGCCGAATATTGAAACCGTCAATCAAAGCATCATATCAACCGATCCATTAATACATAAACAAAAAGAGGACGTCGCAAAGATGCGTGCGTCCTTATTGTGTTGTAATGAAGACATATATTCAGCAGGACAAGCTATCAAAAATATAACAATACTTCGAGTATATCATCAAGTATCTAGAATTATTAAATATATTGAGATGATGGATAAGATTGAAGACAAATTGTATAAAGCAATTGATGCATCTATTGATATGATGGATGATGATAACCCAACTACATGGATGTCACTTTTAACTATACAAGAGAAACTACAGAAAAATATGATTGAGTCTCATAAGTTACTTGAACCATATTTAAACAGCGAGTTATTTAATATCGAAACACTCTCTCCTGCAGTTATAGAGCAATCAGAAACAAATGCAGCTGGTGTACTTACAAAAGAGTCTAGAGAAACACTTAGAACTAGTGCACAACAAGTACTCCGAGCACTTGAAACCGTTGATAGTGCAAGTTAGGTGATAATATGGCAGATTTAATTGATGAAAATGTAATTGAACGTATCCAAAGCATATATGCATCTTCACCCCCTGCAGAACAGGTTATATTACGCCAAATACTTGAAGAAGTTGCAACACATGGAGAATCTCAAACATATCGAGATATATGGCTTGCGGATTTTACAGAAGTGCCAGTTTCTATTGACCGTTTTATAAGTGATCCTTACTATTTAGGTCAAAGTACTGATAATGGCGCACAAGTTTATCCGTTTTGGCGAAAAACTTTAACAGATATATTCAACCATGGCAATCAGTATAATGAGATAATTTTGTCAGGAGCTACGCGTTTGGGCAAAAGTGCAACTGCTGTCAAAATCGTTGCATATATGTTATATAAATTGATGTTGTATCGACAGCCGCAAAAGTATTTTCATCTGCAGCCTACTGCTAAGATGACAATAGCATTTGCTAATCTTACAAAAGATTTAGCTGAGGGGGTAGCATTTGCAGATTTTAATCAAACAATGAAACATTCACCTTGGTTCATGGATCATGGTGCAATGAATCGAGGCACTGTAAACCAGATATATGTTCCAGATAGCGGCGATATAGAAATTGTTGCTGGATCATCTGCAACAAATTTCTTAGGAAAAACTACATTTTGTTGCGTTATTGACGAATGCAACTTTGCTAAATCTGGTATAAAAGACATATCGTTAGCAAAGCAACATATGAAAAGTTTATATGACACTATTAATGCACGTATTGCTGGTACGTTTTCTTTGAACGGAGAAGTTTATGGAAAGATTGTAGCAGCTTCGTCAAAAAATACAGATTCGGATTTCTTGTCTGATCATATCGAAACGCAGATGAATGCAGGTAATTCTCATCTTTATTTAGTAGATCAACCTCAATGGAAGGTATTACCTAAAGAACGATTCAGCAAAGAAGTATTTCATTTTACGGTAGGAGATCGATACAAGAAAGGGTTTGTTATACCAGAAGAAAATGATGACGAAGAACATCGGCAAGAATACATTCGTCAAGGTTATCAAGTTATCGAAGCTCCTGCAGATCTGCGAACTCGATTTCTTGCAGATTATGACATATCTTTAAGAGATGTCGCAGGTATTTCTATCATAGGTGCTATGGGATTTATCACGCAAGCAGCTATTACCCCTAATATTACAGATACTCGGCATAACCCGTTTTATACTGATGTTATAGAAGTAGGAACTCAAGATAAAAATACAATAGAAGAATTTTTTCATCTTGAAGCAGTACCTAGTCGATTGAAAAGTTGTTTACTAAATATACATCTTGACTTATCTGAAACTGGTGACAGAACAGGTATGGCAGGTGTATGCGTAGACGGCAGTAAGGTAGTGACTGATTTTGAAGGTAGAAAAATCAGTATGCCATACTTCAAAGAGATATTTTCTGTAGGTATACAACGACCGACAGGGGATAGATTATCCTTTCAGAAAGTAGTTAATTTCATACTTTGGTTACGACGAAACGGGTTCAACATAGGAACAATTTCAACTGACCAGTATCAGTCTAGTTATATGAGAGAAGTACTCAGTGGTCAAGGGTTCAAAACAGCTAAAATCTCAGTTGATAGGTCCGAAGAGCCATATATCGGTTTGAAAAACATATTATATGATCAACGTATAGAATTAGTTGCTAATGAATTACGTGATAACGAATTAATTCACTTGCAACGTGTAAATAATAAAATAGATCACCCTGCAAATGGGTCAAAGGACGTAGCAGATTGTGTATGCGGAGCATGCTACACACTCACACTTGAGCATTCACAACCAACTCCGCAACCAAGTCATGTAGCTTCTGCAATTGCATCTGTTAATAACCGGAATGCAGCATACAAAGGTTTGTCAATGTTTTCCGGCCCATATACAAAATATAAAAGATGAAAGAGAGGTAATTAAATGTTTGTAAGAAACCTTCTACAATCAGGTCGAGAGGTGTCACTACAGTCAGGTGAATATGTAGCACTTGTACCATTTGGATTAGCAGTCACTATTCAATATAGTGATAAAGGATTGATCCAGAAAGTTATGCTCAATCATGAACAAGATGAATGGGTAGATGAGACTGAATCCATCCTACCACTTGTTCTTAAAAACAAGCAGATACCTAATAAGATATCGGTTACAGGTGGTACGTCTTATGTTCGTGGTGTATTTGTAACAAATGATGTAGCGTCGTCTTTACGAAAACATCCAGAATCCATTCAAGCAGAATTCAAACAGCTGTACTTAGCTGATCCAAATTCATTCACGTTCTATGCAGGTGACATCCAGAGTTTATCAGTTAAGTTCAAGGGTGCAGTAGCTACTAGACAATGGTTATCTACATCGAAATTTACATTACTTCCTGGATATGTTATGCCTAGTGAGATAACTGAAGATAAATTCAGATACATGGTTACACAGAACTACCCATTTACTTACCCATTAATTGATAGCTACATTGTATTTCACAGAGACCATTCTATATCTTATCCAAAGATACAACTCAAACAAGATATAGTTGTAGATGTACTTCGTACATACACAGAATTTGGTGATATTATTGGTATCATAACTTATGATACTAATGAAATTCAGACTGTACCATATTCTACAATTGTTAGATTCAACGTACAAGTTGACAGCTTAGTAGTTCGAAATTCTGAAAGTGCTATAATCCATAGTATTTCTGCATCTACTAATAAGCGAGATTCTGTGTTATCTAATAAGATACAATGCGAATGCTGCGGTAAACAGATTGTAGTACCACCATCTGGTAATGTTAGATGCTCAGATCCTCAGTGCAATTCTGTATTATATCCTAGAGTATTGCAGTTATGTAAATGTTTGCATCTTCCACTTATGTCATTTGAAGACTATAGAGTATATTCAGATGAAATTGGTACTATATTTTCTGTACTTGATACATTTGATAAAGCTACATACAAAGATCGTGAAGTTGATGTCACATTATCTGAAGGGCTTAGGGCAATCATTCCGAAGTCAATCCTTCCGAGCATGGTTCAAATTAATCAGTTATGCGATGCTTGCAGCAATTCTATGCAGACTTTACAATACTATCTGCAGCATCCTGATAGAATGAAAGTAGATTTAGAATTAGAGCTCGGTGCATTCAATAGATTCTTCACTTGGATATCTGATAATGAAAATTGTTCGGATGTCATAGAATTTTTCAAACTTAGCAACATTCATCTTGTTAAACAAACTAAGAAGTTTGAAGGTGATCCAATATTTAGAGATAAACTTATCATGCTTACCGGAACATTTTTGCATGGCAGCATTGATGAAATCAGCAACATTCTGCGTAGTTATTCTGCAGATGTTGTAACAGAATTAGTTGATGATGTTAACTGTGTACTTATTGGTGATGCTCAAGAAAACATCAATGGCCATGCTGTTATTGAAGCTAGAAAGCGTCGTGTACCTATCATGTCTGAATCTGAATTCTTCACACAGTATGATATCGACAAAGATCTGGCTGAGAACCTTTAATATTTCTATAGAGGAGGTATTGAACATTGGCGAAAAATCGATGGCTTGATAAATTAGTGCCCAGACGTTCTAAGCTTCTAGATAGACCGAAATCCTGGCTCAGAACAGTCATAACAGGTTCCTTATATAGAATATCTGATATACGCGGTAACACAAGTTTTGCAGATATTAAAACTCAAATTGATACTATGAGAGCACTTGCAAATGATTCACAGATCAGCACAGCGCTTTCATACTATGCAACAGATGCTACTACAACGAATACTGCAGGTGAGATCATATGGGCAACAGCTGCAGATAATACAAAACAATGTAAGCAAGCTGCTGAGATAGTAAACGCATTATTTAAACGTTGGGCAGTTGATAAGTATGCTAGAGATCATATACTTGAATTAGCAACCATTGGTAATCTCTACATACCTACAACTTATTTATACAAAGACAGTGCTTCAATGTATACACACAAGCATGTTGCACTTGATAATAATACTATTCCAGAGGAAGATTTTGATATAATCCCATCGTATAAAATACCACCTGAAACTATCATACATCTTTGGCATCGTGGTGAGCCTACTGGATATCTGATGGATCCGGATGATAAAGCTATACAATCTGAGATACTCATACTTCCAGAAACTGCTTGTATACATTTTACATTAGGTGGATTATTAGGTGATTATACGATTGACAGTGTAGATTCTGAAGGTGATCCTATAACTTATGACATACAGTTTGCAGAACCTCTTATGTCTAGAGCTGTACAGCCTACACAAACATTGGGGTTACTTGAAGATGCGGTAGTATTATCATCATTATCTAGAACTATTAAATTTTTAAATGTTGAATGTGGTACGCAAGAGGAGGAGATTCGAGATGCTCTTCAGCAGATTAAAGATGCTATTGAGCAACAGTTAGCATTGAATACAGCTTCTGGAGATGCTCAGAGTTTTGTAAACCCACAATCCCCTAATAATCTCATTTACCTTCCAAGGATAAATGGAAATGATGCAATATCTATTACAGATTTAAACATGGCAGAATCTAGCGAAGCTGATAATAATTTACTTAATTACTATCAGGATAAGAAGTTATCAGTTTTAGGTGTACCGAAAGAAGCAATGAACTTTTCATCTAATGAAGGTTTAGGTGGTGCGGGTTCTGTACTGTCACAAAGATCTGCACTATACGCTAATTCTTTACAACGTCTTGAGAATGCATACATACAGGGCTGGACTGACGCAATTAACAAGTATTTCATTGCACGGAATATGAGTGGATTTGTTAATATGTTCAAATTACATATGAATCCAATTATCACTACACAATCCACTGTACAGTTTGAAAAACGTGATTCCGCATTAAGTCAAGCACAAACACTTGTAGATTTACTTAAGAATTTAGGTGTATCTGATAAGAAAGACTATCAAACAGCTTTAGTAGAAATTCTTTCTGAAGTATTCCCACAACTTGGTGCTAATGCAATAGAATGGAATGTAGACGTAACTGAATCTGCAGAACAAGGAGGACCGGCAAATGCTTTCTAGTTTAGAGTTAACCCAACTCTTCTTTAAGGATTTAAAAAATTTTAATTCAAGTAACTTCCGGACTATTGAACGAGCTACGCTTGATCAAGATGATCCGACAGTACATAAGGCATTTTCTAGTGTAGTGACTCGATATTTCATATTCGCTGAACGGCATCCTGAAATCAGTGCCGAAGATAAACGAGTATTATACTTCAAACTCAAGATTGATATGATCGCTACCTACTTCAGTGAATATCCAAGTGTCAATCTTGATTTATTGAAACCTTTTCAGATTGAATTGAAACGACATGTAAGAGAAATGAGAGGTGGTAATAGTGACGATGAATCAACCGCCTCTGCAGTATAGAATAACTAATTGGAGAGATCTTCCAAAGTGTTTATCTAATAACAGCAGAGAATTACGAATACATATAGCGGATTTATTCAATAATGATTTACTTACAGGATTTCGCATAAGCGTAGATCACCCAGTAATTGGTACATTGTTTGCATGTGTATTAGAAGCAGATGGTGTACTTGTATCTGATGTAGATGAGTATAGTCCTGAAGAGTTATCTGCAGAAGCTATTCTCAATGAACTTCGCAGATATGGATTCATAATTGAATTTGCACAGAAATTAGGAATCAGCGGACCTCAGATTGAATATCTGATGACACTTCGAGGATTAGGCTATGACAAAATTCGCATAATCAATACATGGCATTATAAAAATCATGTACAACAATGGGAGCCAAAAATTGTAGCATTTCAATCTAATCCATTAGGTGATTGGTTGAATAACGGATACAGTCCTAGCGAAAAGGAATTCACTGATGCTCTCATCGAAGGTACTGCAATTAATTTAACTAATATGAGTGAAACCAAGCAGTATAGATGGGATTGGCTTATGGATGAAGTTGATAGCATAGATGATATCATTGCTCAAAATGCAGCTGAAAGTGGTGATAGTGATGGCAGTTAATCTTATCGGTCCTGACATAAAATTAATGCGAAACAGGTATGATGAAGCATTGCAGCTTCAAGGTATATCAGCTATCTATCAGTATCCACTTAAACCTGAGCCCAATGCTCAAGGTGAAACTGTAATAGATTCTTATTCAGAATATATCAACACTCACATATTCTTTGAAGGTAATCCGAAAGTGAAAACATTTAAGCGATATGGTTGGGTAGTTGAAAATGATCAGAACCTCCCATTCTTAATTCATTGCAGTTTTCATCTGCCACATATGCAAAAGGATTGTCTGTTTAGAATATCTGGTCAATACAGTGAATTACCTGATAGATTGTTTCGTGTTACAGAAATTACATATGATATTGCCGCACCAGATCACCTCGTGGCTCAGGTTATTCCTGTATATGATGAGAAACAACCTACAGGATATACTAAGAAAGAAGTTGAGAAGAAATTCGATAAATCTAACAATTTCTTAAAACCAAATGTAGATTATCGAGGGAATTATCATACAGCTGCAGAAGATCAAGATCCTAATTTCACTGGACAGAAGCGAGGTGATAATTAATGCTTTGGGCATACGATAACGCAATAGTTGCAGATTTACGACAATCTTTTGCAGTAGAACCTGGACAAGAGCCTGCAGTGTATATAGTATCACCTGATAGTGTGTTAACTATTGCAGCACAGGTACAAGAAGACAAAATCAAGTTTCCTGTGATTGCAGTTAACCGACATGACGATACACCTGTTGATAACGATCGACTAAACTACACTAGGTTACATGAAGGTGTTGCCACTGTATTTGACAAGAAAACTAATGAATTATACTATGAGAAAGTACTTCCAATTAAACTAGATTATGATCTTGTATGTATGGCTACAAATACTGCAGATATTGATGAATTGATTCGTGAATTATTATTTAAATACACAAGTCAGTATTTCATAACATTTAAAATACCTTATGAATCTAAGCGTAAGATTCGATTTGGTGTTAGAATTGATCCATCTACAAATATAGAACGTCAAACTACTTCATCTAATTATCTACAAGAGGGCAAGCTCTATTCAGCTACAATTCAACTACATATTGATGGTGCCGTTTTAGTAACTTATACACCAGCTAAATTAAAACGAATGGCGCACGAAGTAGATATACAAGAATGAACCTTTAATAATGTTATCAAATGAGGAGGTAGAGTACAAATATGTTTTATAAAAACATGTCAATAGCCAAAAAACCTTTTACGGCGTAACCTTCAATCCAGGTGAAATCAAAGAAGTACCTGGATACATAAATGATAAGGATTTCCAACGTTGCGAAAGACCTATTGCACCTGCTCCTAAGCAAGCGCCTAAGTCTACTACAAAATCATCAACTAAACCTTCAGTTGAATCTAAGAAATCTGAATCAGAGTCTCAAAATAAATCAACAAAAAATGAAGAAAAGGAGGAATCCGTAAATGGCTAAAATTGTCATAAATGAAATCAGCACAAATTATTCTTGGGCTGTTGGAGATGGTGGATATGCTACCGTAGCACTTCCAATTACATCTTGCTGGGGTCCTGGATACTTTGATCCAACTGCTGCTTCTGGTATTCAGCCAAGTGGGGCTGGATATGGTGATGCTGTAAGCGATATGCTTGAGCAAACCGCTTGGCAGCGATTTCCTGCTACACAGGCAGGACTTGATGCATTTGTATCTACTTATCGTGGACCTGCTGCAGGTTATAGACTTGCAAAAGATTATTCATATCAGATAGCAACTACATTACTCACTGCTGGTTATGATATACTTGTATGTCGTCTGTGCCCTGGAACTTATGCACAGGGCAGCTTTACGCAGTATCAGTATAAGAATAATACAGATAGTGCAGCTACTATCAGTTTCAGAGCAAAGTATCCTGGAACATTTGGAAATAATCTCCAGATTGTAGTTAGCAAAGTTGCTTATTATGATAGGGAGTCACAAACAACTAAGTTCTATTGGAACATTATTACTTATATTGTAGATTCTAGTGGTGTAAAAACTGCAGCTGAGTCAAAGACACTTGTATTCAATGCTGCTAATTCAACAGACAGTATTCTTTACTACAAAGAAGTTGAATCTAAGTTCTGGGATATTACAAATATCACTGGTACAGTTGATGAGTCTTCAACTTCTGCGGACATTGTAGTATCTACTGCAGGGGTTACAGCATTTGATGCAACTGCTACATATGCAAAAGATGCACTTGTATATCATGAATGTAACGTATATAAATGCAAGGCTGATGATACAACAGGTGCCTGGGACGCTACAAAGTGGGATGAAGTTCCATCAACTGGTACAGCTGCTATACTTGGAAGTACAACAGCTACTGCTGGTACAGATTATATCACAACATATACTAGCGGAACAATGTCATTTGAAAACATTGCAAAACCTAGATATGATTGGGCAGAAGCTTACCAAGTAGCTGCAAATTCAGCTACTTATACGTATCCAACCGCTGTTGCTGATTCAACTGTACAAGCTGCACTTGATGACGATACAAAATGTTCATTATACTATAGAGAATGGTTATTTACACATCTTGTAGGCGGTACTTATGTTGATTCAAATGGACAGCCTGTAGGTGGTGTATTTGATCTTCTCAAAGACAAACTTTCTTACAACCCGAATCGTGTAATAAGCCCAGGTTGGGATGATCAAGATTATTTCATGTATACAGATAATTCTACAATCATCAGTACATATTATCCTACACCATCATCAGGATCTTGTCCAATTCCAGTCTCTCCGCTTAACCTTAAGATAATGGACGTAGCATACTACAGCAGATGTGCAACAGGTTACATTGATGTACCGCATATGGTAGAAAGAAAGTTCGTTCACATTGAGGATGAAGCTAATCCAGATCGTGCAGGTTATGTACAGATGTTAGCTCGTGTAACACCTGTAAACGCAGCACTTGATGTAAATGGATCACTCTTCCACACACATTGTGGATTCTTTGCACCATGGACACAATTCCAGTATGTAGGTACAAGCAGAATGAGTGAAGCATCTCCTTCATTCGCAGCACTTATGATACAAAGAGCACAGATCCTCAATCAGCCTACACAGTATGAATGGGCACTTCCAACAAATAGACAACACAATGTAAGAATTGGAAAACTTGATTACACAGTACCAAAGAAATTACTTGATAAATGGCAGAAACTTGACGGAGTATCTGTAAACGTACTTACAACAATCCCAGACCTCGGCACAAACATCTGGGGTAACTCAACATTATTTGAAGTACCTCCTGCAACTTATCAGGCACTTGCAAATCTTTCAACTCGTTTCTTAGTAAATGCAGTAGAAGATGTAGTTTACAAATGCGGAATAAGCATCACATTCCAATATAATAATGGTCAGGCTTATAATAAGTTTTATGCAGGTGTGACACCACTTCTTGATACAATGAAGAATGTTGGTGCAATCGATGGCTATCGTGTTCAGATGTCAGCGGACATTGATGAATTAGATCATGTTAATGCTAACACTGTTATTGGAAAAATTTGGCTCCTAGTAAATGGAGTTATAAACGATATTTACGTAGATCTTATTGCATTACCTGCACCGGCAGGTAATGCAATAAG